GTCCCCTTCCCGGTCGCCGCCTGCGCCTGCCGCTCCTCGCTGCCACGGTACGTGATCCCCGGGATACGGCCGGGGTCCTTGCCGGCGGCCTTGAGCGCGTTGACGACCTCTTCCTTACTGAAGGTCAGCGCGAGCAGCTTGCGCGTGGCTCTCCCGCGAGCGCGCGAGATCGCCGTGTTGCGGACGTGGCTCCTGCGGATCTCCGAGAGCGGCAGGCGGCGCGGCCGCTTCTTGCCGGTCTCCTTGTCCGTCTCGGTCCCGTTGAAGAACCCGTCGCTCGTGGCGGCCGAGCTCGAATCGGTCAGGTAGCGTCCCTGAAACTTCGCGGTTGTCGTCGCGAAGAACTCGATCACGGGGCCGCGTTCGTCGTTATAGTGGACGGCGTCCACCTTCGTGTCGTCGAAGACCACGCCAAAGAACTGCGCGAACTTGAGCGCACCCGTCTCGGCAAGGTACGGCTTGTCGCCGGTCATGACCCAGTCGCTGGGGTCAGTCTCCTGGACGGCGAGCGCGCGCAGACCGCGGTGGATCTGTATCATGTCGCGTGCTCTCGCCAGCGTCTGCTCGCCCCACGCCTCGGTCGGCAGGAGCGGGGAGGTCGTGGCCGATCGCGCGGCGGCGAGCTCGGCCTGATCGTTCACGCGAATCGGCGCGAGCGAGGTCGGCGCCGGCTCGGGCGCGTACTCCTCCTCGTACGGGTCGTGTCCGTCAGGGTCGTAGGTAGGCATGTCAGGTCTCCTTGTGTTGTGTGTCTATGCGTATACGCTCACGCTTTGTCTTCGTCGTACTTCTCGTAGATACAGTCCCAGCACCACGGCGCGCCGTTGACCAGATCGTAGTCGTCGTCTTCGAGCTCGCAGCCGCAGTGCGCGCACGTCCGCTCGTCGTCCTCGTTCCAGGGCTCGGGGCCGGTCGGGAATCGGTCGCAGACCTGGTCACCCATTGCTCGCCTCCCGCGCCGCGTGCGCGTTCTCCTGCCACTCGTCCTCCCCGGCCGGGATGAAGTATTTCACGCACAGCTCGTTGAGCAGGTACGCGATGCGCGTCGCCGTTCTCCCGTCCGGGAACATCATGACCACGTCCGTATCCAGGTCGCGTACCGTCCAGAGGTCGTCCGCGTCCGCGTGTTCAGTCACTCGCCATCGCATGGTGTCGTCCTCACTCCAACGTTGTAGTAGTCGCACAGGTACAGCGTCATCTCGTACAGCTTCCGCAGGCTCCGCTGAAAGGAGCCGTCCAGGATGTCGTCGCGTATCGACTCGCTCTCGCACATGGCGCCCGCGAGCGCCTCGATTCGGCGCAGGACGGCCAGGTTCTCGTCTCGGTCAGACATTGATTGTCTCCTTATCACAACCGATCCGGGTTGATCCACTTCAGGTAGCGCTCGACCGCCGTTATCTCCGCGCCGTGACCCAGGCGCCGCTCGTCGATGGCGTCAAGGTGCGCGATCAGCGCGCGCGCCGCCGCGCAAAGTCCTTTCGCGTGCCGCTCCCACCGCTGCCGGAAGCAAAGAGCCGACCGCTTCCGCTTCCGTTCTTTGGCGTTTCGTTCGGCGATCATTCGCGTCTGTGCCGCAGCGAGCTCGACAGACGCGCTCTCCGCATCCTCGATCGTGCTGTAGAGATTCGCCTCTCGGTGAATCGTGCCGCTCCCGACCCCGGTCTCGACGAGCATATATCCTACCGGCTCGTCGTCGTGCGTATCGACCCGGACCGATCCGATCGTCCCTTGCCACACGTGTCCGGTATACTCCCACCGCGACACAAGGCCGGTCGATTCGTAGCCGTGGCGGCACGTCTGGCACGCTACTGTGAACGACTCGCCGGCGGGCGTCGTCACGGTCACAGCTTTCTCGCCGAGACAATCCGGGCACGTCTCGCCGTATTCGGTGCGCTGGAACGTCGCGACCCAGACCTTGTCGCCGACGTCATGCTTCGTTTGAATCATTGTCGTCCCCCCGTGTCGCGATTATGCGGTTGCACTGCTCGACGACCGTCTCGGCGTCGTCGCCGTAGACGATCTCCAGCGCCTCGCGTGCCAGCTCGTAGATTTTGTCGACGAGCTTCTCGACGCGCACGTCGTCGTCCCGAGCCGAACGCACGATGCCGGTTGCGTGGTTCGCGATAGCGCCAGCGATCTGCCAAATTTTGATGCGCTCAAGACTATTCATGCGTTGATCCTCCTATGCTGTAGCCATTCCATGAGATCCGACTCCGAGACCCTGAGCTCCAGGCCGAGCCGGATGGCCGGGAGCTCGCCGTAGTGGATGTAGCGTCGGACGGTCTGAACGCTCACGCCGAGCAGGCGCGCGACGGCGGCGACCGAGTGCCACTCCCGCCGGACGTCCCCGTCGCCGCCTGCCGTGCGTATGCTCATGTGCCTACGCGCTCCGGACCGCGTTAATGGCCGCGAGCCAAGCATCGAGCCACCGAACGATCGCGTCCCGCGCCTCGGGGAACTTCGCGAACGTGGGGAGCTTCTTGAAGACCGAGTAGCCGCTCGTCGGGGAGAACTTCCGGAGCAGCGCTCCGTCGGTCCTGAGAACGTAGGTCATGCCGCCCGGCGTCTTCCACCGGGCGTACTCAGTGTGGCCTCGTGCGCTGATCTTCGCCATTCTGACCTCCTTGCGCTTTCGCGCATCTGTCTAACCTGCGTAGGAGCATAAGCGATCCAAATGCGCTTTTCAAATTAAAAGCGGGTAATAATCACGGATTTAATCTTTCTTTTCCTGCGTCCGCGTGCGAGCATGGATGGACGGTGGAGGTTAGACAACGTTCAGAAAGGAGGTACCATGGCGCGACTGCGACCATCTGTCTTCCGCAAGGCAATGATCGATCTCGTCGAGCGCACCCGGTCGAAGTTCTCACAACGCGAGCTCCTGCGGCGCGCGAACCTGTCTACCGGCCTGATCGGGAAGTACCTGCGCGAAGGCGCGCTCAACCCGGACGGGTATGTGCTCCATGCGCTCTTCCGCGCGTCCGAGGTCTCGGCCGAAGACCTGATCGCGACCTGGCAGTGGTCCATGTGTCCGGCCGTCTTCTGGTCGATCGCGTTCATGGACCTGCCGGCCCCGACGGCTCAGGAGCAGGTCGACCGCCTGAAGGCTCTCCTCCTCGCCGGGAAGCTCGCGCCGATCGCAGCGCCTTCACGCCTTCTTCGGCGTCCACCTCCCGGTAGCACTCGAGAACCGTCCTGAGATCCCGATGGTCAGACAACCACATGGCCACCTCCAGCGCCACGCCAGCGCGTCTCAGCCGCGTCAGGAACGTCCGGCGCAGGTCATGGACCCTGAGCCATGGCAGCCCGGCCGACGCAACCACGGCCAGCCATACGCGTTTACCGAGCCGTCCGAAGATCCGGTCCCGAGACCGGCCGCGCCGCGACCGCAGGAGCTCCAGAATCTCGTCCGGCACCGGCCGACCAAGGAAGGGTTGACGGCTTTTCATCTTAGCCGCCGGTATCTGCCAGACCCCGGCGTCAAGGTCAACGTCCGACCAGGTCACAGTCTCAACCGCCCCACGTCTGAGTCCTGTCAGGAGCAGGCAGAGGATTGCGCTATAGGCTCCATTTCCGGCCCTCTGGGCGCTCCCGAGCAAACGCGACTCTTCGGTAGGGGTCAGCGCCCGGACGGCCCGTGCGGGCTCCTGGTGCCGGGAAACGAGCGCTGCCGGGTTCCCGCGCACCCAGCCACGCGCACACGCATATGCGAAGAAGCTCCGGAGCGCCGCTCTCTCCCCGTTCACGGTCACGGCCGAGCGTCCCATGGCTCGGCGTATACGCAGGTAGCCGGCCAGCCGGTCGGCCGTCAGGTCGTCCAGGAGCGCGTGCGGTCCGAAGTGCCGCACCCACCGCCGTCCCATCCCGCCATAGACGACCTGGTAGCCACGGGACATGCGCGGCCGCTTCGCCTCGAGCCACGCCTCGACCGCTTCCCCGAGCTCCTGCGGCTCCGTCCCGCTCTCCCGTGCCGCGCGCCGGCGCCACCCCTCGACCACCTCGACCGCCTCCCGGTAGAGCCGCGTCCCCGTCGAGCGCATGGTCCTCGTGCCGTCCTCGCGCACGGCCATGACGTAGTAGATCCTATTCGATCTCCGATACGGTCGCCCGTAACGCATGGTGCCACCTACCTGCTGCTTGCAGATTGCATGCAAGAGGCACGATACACGAGCGATCAACAGATATCAATGGGTATCACCTATCCCGCGCCGCCGTCCGTAGATAGGGTGCGTATGGGCATTTACAGCGACCGGCCAAATCCGAATGGGGTTCTAGTGGTCGCAGGTTCGAGTCCTGTCGCCCCGACCACCTTAAAGCCGCGTGACTCCTACAGTTGCGCGGCCTTTTTGTTTCGCAACTCCGCGACGTCTGATTGCAAGGTGCTTGCATCCACGACGTCGAGCGTCGCCACGAGCGACCGCCAGAACGCCTGGCAGTGCTCGCACCGGCTCGCATGCCACGCGATCCGCCACTCGGTCAACCACCGGCGCCGCTCCCCGAGCGCGTACGCCACCATGAGATCACAGATACGACGACACGTGCTGCGCGACCAAAGCATACCGGCAATCCTCCTGTCTGTAGCGGTGCCGACGCTGGCCAAGAACATAAGCAACTGGACCCTGGTACCAGTCCACTTTTTTAGGAAGTTCCCATGGTTTTAATGAAAATGTCACGGTGTGTCAGTGTCGCACTCGCCGCCGGCCTGCTGCCCGGCTGCGCCTGCATCGTCTCCGGCTTCGCGAGCCGCGAGACGGTCACGATCACGACCGAGCCCGGGGGCGCGCTCGTTCGCGCGCAGGGCGCCAGCATCGAGGCTTGCGGCGAAAGCCGGTGGCTCGTCGAGAAGTCAGGCTCACCGGTTCAGCTCGTCATCGAGAAGGACGGCTACCGACCGGCCGCAGCCACGATCGACTCCTCCCTGTCCCCCTGGGCCCCCATCGGCTGGCTGGCCTGGGGCCTCATCGGCGTATGTATCGACCTGGCGACCGGCTGCGGATACGACATGACCGAGCGCGTCAACGTCACCCTCGAGCCGGACCCCACATACGTCGCACCCCGGACGGCCGAGCGTATGCTCACGCAGCAGCTAACGATGTCGGCCGACGATCTCGCGCACATACGTGCCGAACGAGCGCGCAAGGAGGAGGAGCGGTCGCGCTCGGCGCGCACATACAACGAGGAGAACCGCGACCGATACGGAACGTGGAAATGAGGGTCAAAATTTTTCATAATCCCCTAAGTCGTTATGCCGGTTAAGTACTTACAAATTTCAGAAATAAATAGTTGGCAGGGGCGAAGTCGTAAATGCGTACGCGTATAAGCGTTATGCAATTTTAGCGAGAGCTTGACAAAGAGGCAGATCATCGGTATGCTAAGAGCACGGGACGTGCGGAAAAATAGGCCCCCACGCAGCCAAGGGCAAGTGGGTCCCCCGTTTTTCATCCCCCCGTCTTCCGAAGCGTAGCGAAGGGTCCCGGCTGCGCAGCAGCGATTTCGGCCCGGAGCGATTCCGGGCGATCAGAAGACGTCGCTTTCCAGCTTCCCGCAGTCGTTGCCGTCCTGTCGCATGTGTCTCGGCGGACAGCAGCGTATGTCGGGGATGGCTGGCGCAACCGGAGCCGGCGGCACATACGGAGACGGTTGCGGCACCTGAGCCGGAACGGGATCAAGCATGACCGCCCCACGCTGATCGCGTATCTCGCGCAGCGTCATATTCACCGCGACGAGCTCCCCGCGTATGTCGAAGAGCCGTTGCCGTATGCTGTCGAGCATCTGAATCGTCTCGGTATGTCGTTCCGATTCGATCTCTTCTGGGAATGGGTTCATCATCTCCTCCCGAGCCACAGCCGTCCGGCCTTGACACATACGACGTCGCGCACGCGGTTCTGTGTCACCCGGGCTCGCAGCTCCCGGTCGAACTCGTGCCGCTTCTCCTCCCGCCGCGCCGAGTCGGCGCCGAGCACATACGCAAGCTGAAGGACTTGAAGGATACGGTCAGGAGTCGGACGCACCGTCTTGCTCGATCACCTTCCGCCGCAGCAAGTCCAAAACCTCGGCCATCACCTCGTCGTAGTGCCGTCCCAGGTCGTACGCCACGTCATGCAGGTCAACCTCCCTCCCGTCCCGCCGCGCCAGCTCCAGGATCAGCCGGTCGCGCGTCTCCGTCGTCCTGTCCATTCAGAATCACCTCCAGTCGCCAGTGTGCTCCCGGCACCAACGCGCCGGGTCGCAGGCCGAGCGCCAGCCGTAGCGCTTCCAGGACGCCATGGCTCGGCCGCTTCCTCATGCCACGCTCCAGCCGGCTGATCGTGCTCCCCGGCACCCCGCTCAGGAGCGCCAGGTCCGCCAGGCTCATGTCCGTCCGCATCCGATACGCTCGCAGGCATACTCTACGCTCGGCCATGTCTATGAGTATACGCGTACGCTACGGCCGTTGTCAATTGGCAGTTTCCCCGATTGCCAGAAGGCAACAAGACACGAACCACAACATATGGTATGCCGGACTATACCGTGGATACCATAGACGGCGGGAATGTATCGAAATCAGACGTTCCCGGTCAGCCTGCCGAACTATCTCCAATCGAACCTGCACGAACGCCAAAAGTTCAACGCGACGCGCGGGGATACCTCCTCAAAGGGTCGGTCCTGAACCCGACCGGACGCAAGACCGTAAGCCTCCCGGCCACCATACGCCACTTCCTCCGGGAGAAGGACCCCAACGATAAGCTCGGCCGCACCCGCCTCCAGATCCTTATCCTCGCCACATATCGCGAGGCCCTGAACGGCAACACCCGCGCCGTCGAGCTCCTGCATGACCGTGGTTTCGGCAAGACCCCGGACCGGCTGATCTCGGATACGGTCGAAGGTTGGGGAGTTCTCACGGACGACGAGGAGGACATACCCGACGGTAGCGAGATCGAGATCCCGGAGGGACCGGCCGAGTGAGCGCGTGCATGGAATACGAGGCACCACCGCTCCGATACGTCCGCCGCCTGCGTATCTGCCGCACCCGGGAAGAAGCGCTCGCGCTCCGCGCTGGCGAGCCGGACGAGAGCGGCATCCCGACATACGGCACTACGGTCAAGGCCGCACGCTTCCTACGCGCACCGCAGCGCTTCCGTGCGTATGTGGGCGGCGTCGGGAGCGGCAAGAGTTGGGCCGGTATCGACGCCTGCATCGAGGCCGCGTGCGAGCGGCAGTGCAAGGGCCTGATCGTCGCGCCTACATACGGTATCCTGCGTGACGTCATCGTCGAGGACTTCAAGGCGAGGGCCGGCGGCTTCCTCGCGCAACACCTCCGTGCAGATAACGAGTTCATCCTTGCCAACGGCTCGACGATCCTGCTGCGATCGGCCGATCGGCCCGACCTCCTGCGCGGACCCTCGGTCTCCTGGGCGTGGGGGGACGAGGCGGCGCAATGGGACGAGTACGTATACCGCATGGTCATCGCCCGACTGCGTGAGCGCGGCACCGCTGGGCGCCTGTGGCTGACTACGACGCCGCGCGGCCGCAACCACTGGCTCTTCCGTCGGTTCGTCACGCCCGCCGTCGCCACCCCCGAAGAGCGCGCCGCGCACGCGCGCGAGTGGTTCCTCGTCCAGGCGAGGACTGACGAGAACGTCTTCCTGCACCCCGACTACGTGACCGCGCTCAAGACTGACTACGGCGTGACGTCGTGGTTCGGCCGGCAGGAGCTACTCGGAGAGTTCGTCGATCCCGAAGGCGCACTCTTCAAGCGCGAGTGGTTCCCGGTCGTCGAACGCGCGCAAGTCCCCGAGCTCGCATGGCAGGCACGCGGCTGGGATCTCGCCTTCACCACGAAGGAATCCTCGGACTACACCGTCGGCGTCAAGCTCGGCGTTACCCGCGACGCGCATATCTACGTCCTCGACGTTATACGCGGCCGCTGGGAGTGGCCGGAGGCGAAAGAGATCATCGTCAACTCGGCGCTCGTCGATGGTCCAGAGTGCTCCGTCGAGGTCGAGACCGTGGCCGCGCAGACCATGGCGTGGCAAGAGCTTCTACGCGACCCGCGCCTTATGCGCTGCACGATCAACCCGGCGCCGCGCACACGCGACAAGAAGATATCCGCTCTGCCACTCGCCGGGCGTGCCGAGGCCGGCCGCGTGAGCGTCGTCAACGCCTCCTGGACGGCTGAATACCTCGACGAGATGCTGTCCTTCGTCGGCGACGGGAAGGATCATGACGACCAGGTAGACGCCACGGTGAACGCGCTGCACCTCGACGTCGAACCCATGCCGCGAGCGTACTACCTATGAGCACCGGAGCCATACGCCGCACACTCTATCGCGCCGTCTCGGCGATACAACGGCGCCTGGTCCCGGCCGACGTCACGCGGGCGTGGGAGAACATTCGCTATCGCGATCCGCAGTGGACGCTCGCGAAACTGAAGCTCGGAAGCGGCGAGCTCGACCGGCCGTATCAGCAGCACGAGACCGTGTACTCCTGCATGTCGCTGATCGCGGAAGCGGCGGCGGATATCCCATTCCGTATCTACCGCGGCGACGAGGAGAACTACGACGAGGTCACGAAAGAGCCGATCGCGCGGCTCTTTGATCGGCCAAACACGTACTGGTCGAAAGCGCACTGGGTGCAGGCTGCGATCATACAACTCCTGCGTGACGGGAATGCCATCTTCGTCTGGGATCGCGACCGAGACAAGCAGGAGCCGCGGCAGTTCTATGTGTACGGGAAGGACGGCTGGGACCCGATCTTCAAGGGCGATAGCCGCGACCTCGACCACTGGGACTGGGAAGTCCGGCGGGACGGGAAGCCGCCAATCACGCGCCGCGTCGAGACGTTCCAGGCCACGCCGGCCATGACCTATAACCCCCATCACGAGTTCTGGGGAATGGGTCCCATGCAGGTCGCGAGCATTCGCGCCAACCACGACTTCCTCGCGCAGAAGCTCACCGATGCGTGGTTCCGAAACTCGGGTCAGCCGGGCGGCGTCGTATCCTTCCAACGATCCATGACGCCGGAACAGCTCGGGAAGTACCGCGAGCAACTTTCATCTACGCACACGGGCTCGCTCGATAAGTGGTTCCAGATGCTGGTCCTCGAAGGCGCGGCGACGTACACGCCGATCCCGCTCAACTATCAGCAAATGCAATTCGTCGAGCAGCAGAAGATGTCAGACATCAAGATCGCCGGCATCTTCCACGTCCCGCCGATACTGCTTTCGATCATGGACGAGACGCACAAGGCGACGGCGGCCGAGACGTACAAAGAGTTCTATAGCAAGGCCGTCCTCCCGCTCTGCCGTATCGTCAAGGATGCGCTCAACGCGCAGTTCTTCGATCTCTGGAACAAGCTTAACGGCGATTCGCTCTGGTGCGGCTGGGACATAACGCAGATCGAGGCGTTGCAGGAGGGCCGCAACGAGAAGGTCACGCGCGCGACGGCGCTTTTCGGCATCGGCTTCCCGCGTGACCAGATCAACGAGATCGAAGAGCTCGGATACGAGCCTACCGAGGATGGCGAGGTCGGCTACCTGCCCATGGGTATGCTACCCGTGGACGCCGACCGATCCATGCCGGCTCTGCCAACACCCGAGCCGGACGAAGACGAAGAAGACGGGGACGGCGCGTCCCCTAAAGCACTCCTTTCCCCGAAAACGACTACCGAATGTGCGGCGAAAAGAACCCCAACTCAACGACAGCCCAATCCCCGTCTTCTCTTTCAGCCGGGCTCGATTGAACACGAGCGCGTGTATCGTGAGTGGATACAGAGGATAATCCCGCTTGAGCAGGACTACGCACGGCGGCTGCGGACGTATCTACAGCAGGTGCGATCGTTCCTGAATCTGAAGCTCGACGCGGCGATGGATCGGTTCGACAAGACCGGCGAGATACCGCGTGACTTCTTCGACCTCGACGTGTCCTTCGACGAGAACCTGCGGAAGATCAGCGCGAAGCACTTCAAGCGTGTGACGATCGAGGTTGCGCCGATCGTCGAATCGCACATCAACGGCGCGCGCATCCCGTTCGTCTTCAACCCGAAGGACCCGCGGATTGCCGAGTTCCTGAAGACGAAAGAGATCAAGATCGTCGAGAACGTGAACGGCAAGGGACTGCGGGAGGCGGCACGCAAGGCGCTCACCGAGCAGCAGCGGCTCGGGACCGGGTTCGGTGAGCTGCACGAGGCGTTGAACGATGTCGTCGGGGACAACCGGCGTCGGGCGCTCACGATCGCGCGGACGGAGACAGCACAATGCGCGAACGGCGTCGAGTTCGAGGCCGAGCAGTCGGCCGGCGTTAGCGAGCATATGTGGGTCGCAACGCTCGACGATCGCGTGCGTGAGACGCACGTTGACATGATGCTCCTCGGAGCGATCCCGATCAATAGCATGTTTCCGAACGGCTGCCGGTATCCCGGGGACGTGGACGGCCCCCCGGCGGAGACGATCAACTGTAGGTGCACAATGATGGCGGTGGCGTAATGCAGGGCGTGATAGACATCGGTGACATTTCCTCCGGCGCGGCGCTCTTCCTCATGCTCGTCGGGTTCATAGGGGCGTGGATAGAAATGCGGTTCAAGGTACGTGCGAACGCGCGGCAGATCGAGCAGATCCTTGCGGATCGCAGGGCGTGCGTCGAGCGGCACAACGCGACCATGGAAGAGATCCGTGAGTCGCTGCACGCGCTCGCGTTGACGACCTCGGAGAAGCTCGGAGAAATGAAGGCGACGATCTCCGGGCTGACGCACGAGGTCGCGTCGCTTACGGCCACCGTCAGGAACGGCAAGGGGACGTGACAACCATGGCAGAGACAGAACACGAACGCGAAGAGACCGAGACATCGGACGAGAAGGAGCTCTACTTCTTCACGTGTGACGTCCAGCGCGCGAAAGGCGAGGACGGCGAGAAGCTGTACGACTTCATCGCGACCACGGCCGTGCGTGACCGCATGGGCGACGAGATCCCGATCAAGGGTTGGGAGTTCAAGGCGTTCAAGGAGAACCCGGCCGTCCTCTGGGGACACGACCACTACCGGCCGCTCATCGGCAACGTTCGGAAGCTCGAGAAGCGGTACGTCGAGAAGCTGAAGAAGGACGCCATTGTGGCAAGCGTCGCATTCGTCCCCGAGGAGATCGACCCGTTCGCGCACCATATCGAGCAACTGGTCGATAAGGGGTGGCTGCGGGCCGTCTCGGTCGGCTTCGCGTCGCACAAGAGCAAGTGGATCGAAGAGAGCGACGACGAGAAGGCCGAGCGCATGAAGACGGAGCCGGACCGCGCGCCGGGCAGGACGTTCGAGCGCAAGGAGCTCCTGGAGCTGTCGCTCTGCAACGTCCCGGCGAACCCCGAGGCGTTGCGTTACATGCAGCACAAGGGCCTGGTGACGGACGCCGAGGCGTCGCGGCATGCGGAGTTCTTCGCGCGTCAGGCGTCGCTTGACGCGAGCGTACGGGCCTTGCAGAACACGCGCGAGATCAAGGCGCAGCTCGACTCAACGAACGGCATGGTGACGATCGCGATTCCGAGCGGTAATTCGTCGGCAACGGATCTGCTCTACCCGTTCACGATCTCGGAGCATCAGACGGGACCCTACACAACAACGCCGTGGGTCTACCCGGTCCCCGAAGTGGACGAGCAGAAGGCGACATGGGACAGCAAGCCGGCGGACGCCGAGATCAACTACCGGCTGCGTGATACGAGCGCCTTTCGCGACGGCTCCTTCATACGCAAGGACCTGAAGAAGGACAAGCCGCGCGTGGTCGGCGTGCTCGGCATCCTGAAGACGGACGGCGAGCGAGCGCTGCACGCGCTTCGCTTCCCGCGTGACGAGGGGTGGACGCTCACGAAGGCAAAGGCATTTGTGAAGGATCACCCCGACCTGGTCAAGACACTTACGCGCGTCATGTCGGAACTGGAACTCAACGAAGACGACGAGCAACTTGCTCTCGCCTTCCAAGGTCTGATCGCGGAACAGGAACGGCGGCCTGACGACACGGCTGCGGACGACAGCGTACCTGGGACGGAAACGGCGAACGGCGACGTGGAGCGCGCAATCGCATCGACGGATGCGAATGACCACGAGCCGGACGTTGCGTCTCCCGTCGCGCCGACTCCGGTATCGACCGAGTCGAAAGAGCAGCGGTTCCGGTTCGTCATGCGATCGACCACGAAACAGGAGCCGATGCGTCTACGCATACGCTCCACGACTAAGGAGGCATAAGAATGCCTGAAGAGGTTAAGGAGATCGGCGCTACCGATCTCGCGAAAATGATCGCCGACGCAACGGCCGAGTCGAACAAGGCCCTGCTCGACGCGATCAAGGATCTCGGGGAGTCGCAACGAAAGAGCGTCCTTCCCGCTCCCGACAAGCGCCTGGCCCCGTGGCAGCGCTCGAAGGAAGAGATCGAGGAGAAGCGCAAGGAATGGGCGTCGAAGCATCGCAACCCGAACCGACTTCCCCCCGAGGACGAGTTCTCGTTCGCGCGTTTCTTCATGGCGCGGAAGACGAACAACTGGGACCTGGCGCCGTTCGAGAAGTACGCCTGCGAAACCACGTACGAGACGTACGAGGGCGACGCGCAGAAGGCGCTCGGCTGGGCGTCCGGTAGCTCCGGTGGCTACTGGGTCGGGATCGAGTTCCTGCCTCAGGAGTTCATCGACTACTTCACCGCCGAGGTCGTCTGCCGGCAGGCCGGCTGCATGGTTCTGCCTTGCACTGGCGCGCCGGTCAACATCCCGAAGGCGACCGCCGGCCATACCGTGTACTGGGTGACTCAGAACGCGAACATCACCGCGTCGGACTCGACCCCCGGGCAGCTCCAGTTGACGCCGCACTGGGCGGTTGCTCGCTGCCAGCTCTCCCGCTTCCTCGCGCGTACGAGCGTAGGCGCGGCCGAGTCGTTCGTGCGTCAGGACATGGCACGCGGACTCGCGCTCGCCGTCGACGACGCCATGCTCGAGGGACCCGGGACGTCCGGGAAGCCGACCGGCATGAGTGCGACGGCCTCGATCAACACCGTGGCGATCGGGACCAACGGCGGCGCGATGACGTCGGCGCTCCTGCATTCCATGGACTACGCCATGAACCTGGACAACGTGCCGATGAACGGCCGCGTCTGGATCATGCACCCGAGGACGTGGAATGCCATCCGGCAGCTCGTCACCGAGTCGGGTACGACGAAGTACCTCATCAACCCCAACCCGTCGGTTGCCGAACCGCGCTCGTTCTTGGGATACCCCGTGTATCTCAGCACGCAGGTTACGATCAACGGCACGAAGGGGAACGGCACCGCGCTCGCGAGGGTATTCCTTGTGAACATCAAGGACATCGTCCTTGCCGAGTGGGGTGCGATCGAGCTCGAAGCGACTGACGTGGGCGGGAACGCCTGGGCGCAGAACGCGGTCGAGATCAAGGCGACGTACACCGTGGACGTCGGAGTCCGTAACGCGAACAGCGTCTGCTTGCTCTCGGATACGACGAGCTAGGCGAAGGTACCTTTTTATGGCGAGCACTGCTGTGGGTGGGACCGAAGAACGGCAGGCCGAAGCGCGATCCCGGTATCGGCATACGTCTCACGTGCGAAACGGTATCGGGGGACGCGCTAAGACTTTGATCACTCAGGAGACCTGACGCACATGGCACAAGAACCCGAGAGACGCTGGAAGGTGCGCGGTGGGTTCCGGTACCCGGCGAACAAGAACCAAGGCGTGTACTACAGCGCTGGCCACGTCTTCGAGGCGACGGAAGCGAACGTCGAGCCGTATCGGCATATGCTCGAAGAAGTGCGGGACTCGGCGCGTCCGTATGACGCGGATGAAGACGAGCGCGTCCCCGAGCCGCCGGTTCCGCGACCGGACCGCAGGACGCGGCCGCCGACATACGCAACCATGCTGAAGAAACCACCCGAAGACCGGGCGATGAACGATGAACCTTTGCCTGCTTGACGACCTGAAGCTCCGGCTCGCCATCAAGGATGACGAGAAGTCGGCGCAGCTCAACGACATGATCGCCGGCGTCTCGGCCGTCTTCGAGCGGTACCTTGGCCGGACGATTCAGAGCGGCGCGACGAACGCGCACACGGAGTATCACGACGTCCACATCGGGCAGACCGTTTTCAATCTGCCGGCCTATCCCGTGACGTCGATAACGACCGTGCACAACGACACGGCGTGGGTCTACGGCTCCTCGACGCTCGTCGCGGCCACGAGCTACAAGGTCAACACGACGACGGGGCTGCTGTACTTCGACTCTGACACGCTCATCGCCGGGCACCAGGCGCTCAAGGTCGTCTATGTCGGCGGCATGGCTGAGACGGCGGCGGCCTTCGCGCTCGCGTATCCGGACATCGCGGAAGCGTGCATGCGGCAGGCGACGTACTGGTTCAACACGAAATCGCATGTCGGTGCGATGTCGGTCGGTGCGGGCGGGGCGACGCAGTCGTTCGGATTCGACGACGACGTTCTCCTGGCCGGTGTGCGTGGCGTCCTGGACCTTCACCGGAACGTGGTGGCGGTGTGACATGGCGATAGACCCGATCAAGTTCCAAATGGCGCGCGAGATGTTTCAGAAGACGCTCGAACGTGTCAAGCTGAACTTCGACAAGCAGGCCGTGCTTGCGATGACGCTCTGGTCGTCGGGGACGATCAACGATCTGGCCGTCAAGCGCATGAGCGGCCGGCCGGGGGTCAATCGCCTGAGTGGGAACCTGGCGCGATCGTTCCGGCATCAGGAGAGCGGATCGACGCTTGCAGACGCGCAGACGCGGATCTACTCGACGGCCATATACTCGCGCGTGCAGGAGTACGGCGCGACGATACGGCCGGTGCGGGCACGCAAGCTCGCGATCCCGATCCCCGGCTCACCGGCCATGCGTGCGAACGGGGAGGCGCTCTTCCATTCCCCGCTACGCGCGAGCCTTGCCGGGCAGGGGATCTTTCGCGTCAAGGACGTCCTGGCGACCCGTGCGGCGAGCGGCAAGGGTATCGTCCCGTGGTTCGCGCTCAAGGACTCGGTCTACGTCCCGCCGCGTCTGAAGTTCTCCGAGACCGTGAAGGCGCGCCTGCGCGTCCTGCGCTCTGCGCTCGGCGACGCCTTCAACGCGGCGAAGAAGGGGAGTTGACGCACCCATGGCAACGGCGTTGACACTCTACGCGGGCGAATGGGGACACAAGATCATCGCACGCACGTACTGCGATGCGGTCTCTCGTACCTCGGCAATCCGTATGTGCGGCAAACGCGCGAGCGACGGCACGACGTTCTCGATCGTCGCATCGCGCAGACCATCAGACACGACGTACTACGCGGTCAGCGTACCCATACCTGCGTCGTTCATGACAGGAAAAACAGGTGAGTGGTGCTGTCAGATAGAGCTTACGTTCACGACGGGTAAGTTCTATTCGCGCCCATTCTACGTTCACATTCACGCAACACCGTCGAAGTAGGAGTATCGGACATGGCGGCAACGACTGTTTTGGAAACGGCCTTTCGCAGCACGCTCGCGGACGCGATCGACACGGCGGTCGGTGCGACGGGGCACATCAAGTTCGAGACTTCGGGCGACGCCGAAGTCGCGGACATCGTGCTCGGGAATCCGGCATTCGGCTCGGCGTCGAGCGGCGTCATCACGCTTGAGGCGAGCACGGAGGACTCGAACTGCACGGCGGGGACGATCGAGCACGCGAGCTTGTACGCGAACACGACGAAGCTGGCCGAGTTCAACTGCACGGCGACGGGTGGCGGCGGGACGTTCACGATGTCCTCGCTGGCGCTTGAGACCGGCGACACGCTGTCGATCGCGAGCTTCACGATTACGGTACCGAGCGGAGCATAGTGCTCTGGCCTGATGGCTGTTGAACTGCTCCTACTCGACTTCTCTGGTCCTGACGGCCGGGAGCCGGGGACGATCATCGACATTCGTGAATGTCCTGACGGTGGATCTGTGAAGTGGGGCCGGGCCGAGTGTCCGCCCCACTTCAAGATTCTGCACATCGACGGCGTGACGAAGAACGATCTCGACCCCTCCATGCTTGAGTTCGGCGGGCATCGGAGTCGGATCAAGATCGACGAAGATCGCATGGACGCGAAAGACAAAGCGGACCTGCGCGCCGGGAAGAAGGCGAAGATAGCCAAGGGCAAGCTCGTGGCCGCATCGGTCGATCGTGGCGACGAGTGGCAGCCGAAACCGGCAATCGCCGAAGAGGTCGGAGAGGGCGTCATAAAGGGATAGCGACACATGGCAACCTATGCAGCGACGGGTGGAGCAACGCTCTCGTCGGTCACCGCGTCGGGTACTGCGAACAGAAGCGAAGAGGCGACCGGCGCCGCGACGCTTTCTGCGATCACGGCGAGCGGGAAGGCTCTACGGAGTCAGGCGGCGACCGGCGCCGCGACACTCGCTTCGCTTACGGCTTCGGGGACGTGTACGCTCGCCGAGCTCGTCACCTGCACGGTAGACACGGGCTCGACGGGCGACTACCTCACCATCAACGCCGCCGAGGCCGATCACTTCTCCGCGACCGGTGCCGATCTCGTCACGAACGAAGAGAAGGTCGTATGCTCCTGCACCTCGACGGACGAGGAGGCGGACGTCGCGTCCTGCACCGTCCTGGGGCAGACGACGAGCACGCTGCATACGATCACGATCACGGCCCCGGTCGGTTCGCGACATACGGGCGCCTTCCCGGAAAGCGGCACGCTTTACCGTATGTCCCATGCGTCGCAGTGTCTGCGGGTCGATACCGACAACGTCACGATAAGCCACCTGGCTTTTCGCAACGCCTCCCCGACGGGTAACGCATACTGCCTGCTCGCATCCGGCGCTAACACGGTCGTCGATTCCTGCCTCGCTGACGGAACCGATTGCGGATCGAATCGGACCTTCGGATTCTATTTCTACAACAAGGGCACCGAGGACATCTCGGTATACGCGAAGAGCTGCGTTGCCGTATCCGATTCGACGAACTACGACTCGGACGGCTTCCGCGTGGCGAGCTATTCGGGCGGCTCGACGACGGCGCTCTTCCATGGCTGCAATGCCGTTAAGGGCATTACCGGGTTCAAGGTCGCCGGATTCGCACCCGTCACAGTCAAGAACTGCATCGCGTTCGGGAATACGACGGCGGAATACACGGGCTCTTTCGCGGCGGCGAGTACGCATAACGGGTACTCGACGGGCACGGGGCCGACGGGCGGCTCGGACGCGATAGACCTGGGCGACGATCCCGACCTCGTCTTCGTCGATTACGACGGCCGCAACTTCCGGCTCCTGGGGAGCCTTGCGAACCCGGCGGCGTATGTCGGCGAAGACCTGGACGAGGACGCCTCCCTGCCGCTCGACTTCGACATGATCGGGCAGCCGAGGCCGACTACCGACCCGTGCATCGGCGCATTCGAGCTCGGGGCGATTGGAGCGGCTACGCTCTCGGCGGTGACGGGCGAGGGCGCGGTCAATCGATCATACGTGTCCGTGGGCGATACGACGATATCGGCCGTGACGGCTGCGGGCACGGTCAATCGCTCGCGTGCCGCCACGGGTGCTGCTACGATCTCGGCGGTTACGGCCAGTGGGGCCGCGAACCGATCCCGTGTCGCGACGGGCGAGACGACGCTATTACCGATCACGGCGTCGGGCGTCGTCAACCGATCTCGAGCGGCCACCGGGGCCGCGACCATAGCCGCGATCACGGCTGGCGCGGTCGGCGAGCGGGAGGTTGTGGCGACGGGCGCCTCGACCATCGCCGCGCTTACGGCGTCCGGTAGTGCTCACGTCGGGCCTGCGGCGACGGGTGCGGCGACCCTTGCAGCGATCACGGCCTCGGGTACGGCGCTGCACAGCAGGTCTACGGCGGGCGCAGCGACCCTTGAGGCTATCGTCGCGTCCGGCACCACGGAGCGGGAGGTCGTGGCCTCGGGTGCTGGTACGCTCTCGGCGATCACGGCCGAGGGCCTTGCCGCTATCGGGCCCGCCGCTACCGGGGCGGCCACGCTGGCGGCCGTCACCGGCTCGGGCACGGTGAACCGTTCCTACGTCACTTCGGGCGCAGCGACCCTGGTGGCGATAGCCGGCTCCGGGGCGGCGCTGAGATCGCGGGCGGCGGAAGGCGCGGCCACGATTGCGGCCATCACGGCGTCCGGCGTCGTGAACCGCTCACGCGCGGCGGAAGGCGCGGCTACAATTTCGGCGCTGACGGCGTCGGGGACGACCGAGCGAGAAGTCGTCGCCACCGGGGCCGCGACAATCTCGGCCATTACCGCGTCTGGAACGGCGGTCAACGAGGTCGTGGCGCAAGGCGCGGCCACGCTGGCAGCGATAACCGCGTCGGGGACAACAGAGCGCGAGGTCGTCGCAACCGGTGCGGCTACGCTCGCAGCTATCAGCGCATCGGGTACCGTCAATCGCTCTCGTGCGGCAGCGGGCGCCTCGGCGCTTTCCCCGATTACGGCATCGGGCACCACCGAACGCGAGATCGTAGCAACAGGCGCAGCGGCACTCACGGCGCTCTCCGGCTCTGGCCGCGCCCATGTGGGCCCGGCGGCAACCGGGGCCGCGACCGTGCCCGCTATCACCGCATCGGGCACCACCGAACGCGAGATCGTCGCGGCCGGCGAGGCGCTGCTTGCCGAGATCGTCGCTTCCGGTCTTGTGATACACGAGATCGTCGCCTCGGGCGCGGCGATCCTGACGAAGATAACGGCCTCGGGGACGACGGAACGATACGTCATGCCGACCGGCGGCTCGACGCTGGCTGCGATACGGGCCTCGGGCACGACTCACCGCAGCCGGGCATGTTCCGGCGTGGCTACGCTCTCGGCTCTTACGGCCGCAGGCGAAGCATTCCCCGATCATCACGCGATGGTTCTAACGGTTGAGGCACCAGTTCACATCTGACAGAGAGGAGACCTGACATGGCAGACGTAGTGAAGCGCGTAGGCGGGCACCCGGCAGGCGTCGTCACCGTCATCAAGTGGTGGCAGAAGATGGGCCTAACCGAGGCCGAGGCTGACAAGATCCGCGCCGAGGGTCGGCAGAACGAAGTCTGGAACGCCTGGAAGGCGAAACAAGACGCGGCGAAGACAAGGGCCTGCGGCGAGTGCGAGTAGTCGCGGCACGGGAGGTCGGCGAGAGCACGCATGGCTGATCTGATCGCAACGACGGTAGACGGCGGCGGAACGGGGGACTATCTCACCCTGAACGCCGCAGAAGCCGACAACTTTGGTGCGACCAGCGCCAACCTCGTTTCCGAAGATGAGTATTGCGTCTGTAGCTGCATCTGCACGAACGGCACGGCAGACAGCACAGCTGTCACCATTGTGGGTCAGACGACGGACGCGAGCCACACCATCACCATCACCGTGCCGCAGGCGTATCGGCATCCCGGGTACTGGGTCGATTCCGGGAATGTGTACCGGATAAACTGCTCGGCAACACCCGTTATAGGATGGACGACTTCTAATGTCGTATACGCCGGTCTTGCTGTAAATTGTACCTCTACTGCTGCGGGGGCGGTTTGTTACGACTCGCTTAGTAGCGCGGCATCTACAAATGTGTTGATGGACGCATGTATAGGAATAGTGTCGGCCGCCGCAGCATCGACAGCAGCCTACGGAGTATATGGTCCCGAGCATGCATCGAGTACACTTCTTGTCAAGAACTCGATATTCATAGGTGGTGGAACATCGGTCAATGAATATGGAGTAAGACATACTGCCGGAGCGCTTACGGCGCATAATGTCACGGTATGTAAGTTTAAGAGCTACGGTATCCGCGAGAGCGCATCGGGTTTTGTCGTGCAGAATTGCCTATCGTTTGGCAACGGTGGCGATTATTTGGGCACCTTCTCCGCGCTGAGCGCCAAGAACGGATACTCGAACGGAAGCGGTCCCGGCGGCGGCAGCAACGCCATCAACCTGGGCACGGATTCGGCGGTCGTCTTCAAGGACTACGCCGGGAACGATTTCCATCTTCGGTGCGTCGGCGGCGTGGTGAACCCGGCGTTCCGTACCGGCGCCGACTTGGACGAAGACGCGACGCTACCGGTCACGCTCGACATTGACGGCGAGACACGCCATGCGACGACGCCATGCATCGGTGCGGACGAAGCGCACGATTTCGCGGCCGCCGGCGCGGCGCTGCTCGCGGACATCTTCGGCTCGGGCGATACGGAACGCGAGATCGTTACTACGGGTGCGGCGACGATCGCTGCGATCACAGCGTCGGGACGTGCCGTCTTTGGTCCGGCGGCGACCGGTGCGGCGGCCATACCGGCCGTTACGGCAGCGGGTACGGTAAACCGCAGCTATGCCGCAGCAGGCGCGGCCACGCTCGCCCCGATCACCGCTTCGGGTCCAACGGAACGTGAGGTCGTGGCAACGGGTGCGGCCACACTCGCATCCATAACCGCGTCGGGGACGACGGAGCGCGAAGTCGTTGCTTCTGGCGCGGCTACACTTGCAGCCATAACGGCGTCGGGTGTCGCAAACAGGAGCTACAGTGCTACGGGTGCAGCGACCCTGGCCCCCGTCACGGCGAGCGGGTACGTCGGGCTCGATTACTACGTCGATGCCACGGGAGGCAGTGACTCCAATTCGGGCCATCAAACCGGCGCTGCATGGAAGACTATCGCGAAGGTAAACGCTATAGCGCTTCAGCCTGGAGATGCTGTATATCTGAAACGTGGAGCTCTTTGGCGTGAAATGTTGACGGTTCCCGGAAGCGGTATTCTGGGGAGTCCAATTACATTCACAGCCTATGGGGAAGGGGCTAATCCGCAGTTAATAGCATCGGATCTGATTTCCGTGTGGTTGGATGGTGGGGGCAACATATGGAGCGCCACAGTAACCACGTCCCCAGCACAAGTATTTTTTGATAGGGCGCGGGGAAACAAAAAAACAGAACTCATTAGCGTTACAGTGGCGGGCGATTGGTACTGGGCAGACAATGTATTGTACACCTATTGCGTGGGTGATCCGTCGACATACCATAGCAACAATGGTGTCGAGGCTAGTAGCCGCGCTCGTGCAATAGCGATCCAAGGCAAGGCATACATTGTCGTCTCAAGCATCGATGTGATGCATGCGAATGGCGACGGGAATATTACATCGTGGGGCGTTGGCGGAACCAATATAACAATTAGCAATTTAACTACATCTTACTCGGCCAGCCAAGGCGTTAATTGGTTGTCGACGAATGTGACGATATCGAATGTTGTAGCACATCACAATGGGCTCAGCTCGCAACATCATGGATTCTACCCATCACACGACGACAACACAGAAGCAAGTGGGTTCCTTATCGAGAACTCTGAAGCGTCATATAGTTCTGGATTCGGCTTCCATTTATATCAGTGTGGAGGGGGAACTGTTCGTTCTTGCCATGGACACAACAACAGCAAAGCGGGGCTTATAGTCGATAGTCTAATTGCGAACGAGGAAGTAAACGTCTACTATTCCATCTTTAATGAAAATGCAACAGAAGGAATAAAAACAACGGCGCTAGGGTCTGGCTGTAAGATGGCTGTATTGAACTGTGTCTCATATGGGAATGCAGCCGAAGGGATGCTAACATTTGTAAACAATAGCGCCACATCGATAACCATTAAGAATTGCATCTTCTGTTTGAATGGTGCGGAGCAGTTTCGGCACCACGATTCACCGTCTCCATATACGTTAGACTACAATGCGTTCTACAAGGCTTCTGGCAATATAATTCGTTGGTGTGGCACGTCATATACAACGGCACAGTTCGCCGCGTACAAGTTGGCATCCGGCCAAGATTCGCATTCGATCGTAGTAGACCCGCTATTCGTGAATGCGGCATCAGCAAACTTTCGTCTTCTGCCGACTTCTCCCTGTATCGATGTCGGAGTCGATGTCGGCCTGACGGAAGACTTCGTGGGGGTCGAGCTCCCGCAGTTTGAAGGGTTCGATATCGGCGCGTACGAGATAATGTGCTTCGGCGCGGCTACGGTCCCCACGATCACGGCGTCGGGGACGACTGAACGCGAGGTCGTAGCTTACGGCGCGGCAACGGTCCCCACGATCACGGCGCAGGGCGCGACCGAGCGCGAGGTCGTAGCCGCAGGCGCGGCATTCCTTGCCGCCATCGAAGCGATCGGAACCGTCAACCGCTCGTATGCCGCTTCCGGCGCGGCGACCTTCCCAACCATCCGAGCGGGCGGCGGAACCGAGCGCGAGGTCGTCGCTTCCGGCGCGGCGACGCTCTCCGCAATAACGGCATTCGGGAAGGTTTCCATTGAGGCCGGGGGCGTCAAACCCATCTCGGACCGCATCATCGAGAACCTCGTCGATACGCTCGAAGACGTGACCGAGACCGCCGGCTACAACCGCACGCTGCGGACCGTCACCGACAAGCTCACCATCCCGACAAGCGCGTTGCGCGATATCGCCTTCGTCGCAGGCGTCCGGGAAGCGAAGAAGTACGCCTCGTGCAACAACGTCGTCCAGAGCACGATGACCGTCCTTATCAACGTCGTCGTCGAAGAGGGCGACGACCTGACGCTCGCCGTCCGTCAGGCGGCGGCCGACGTCGAGAAGATCCTGCATGTTGACCCCAAACGTGGCGCGCTCGCCTGCGACACGAAGATCGTATCCGTTGAGTATGAAACGTTCAGCGATAATGAACCGCTCGGGTCGTGTACGCTCGAAGTGGAGATCCTGTACCGGCACAGAGCAAACGACCCGTACACGGTCGTGTGAGGAGACACGGACATGGCATTGTTAACACGGCTCACCGAGCTTGCGGTTGCGACCGAAAGCGTCAAGGGGACGGCGGAAACGCTCGAGGCGGCCGACGTTGTCATTCTCGCCGAAGACGTCACCTTCGCGTATGCGCCACAGGAGCTCGCGCGTAACCCGTACCGCAACCACATCTCGCCCATGGCGAGCGTCCCGGGCGCGCGTATCGGGACGATGACGGCGCGCGTCGAGTTCAAAGGCTCGGGGACGGCGACGACCCCGCCTTCGATCGGCCTGCTCCTCAAGGGCTGCGGCTTTGCCGAGGACGTGCAGACGGCCTCCGTCGTCTACACCCCGGTGAGCACGGACGCGCTGAGCTCCACCCTGACCATGGCGGCGTACATGGATGGGACATGCTTCAAGATGTACGGCGCACGCGGGAATCTCTCGCTCGCCTTCAACGCGAATCAGCTCGTCTACGGCGACTTCACCTTCACGGGGATCTTCGACGGCCTGACCGACACGGCCATGCTCGGCGGGACGTTCGAGAGCACCATCCCGGTCCCGTGGTACAACGCATCCTTGAGCTGGAACTTCGGCGCATCCTACGTCCCGTCATGCATCTCGGCGCTGTCGCTCGACCTGAACAACACGGTGACGATCCGGCAGTGCGCGAACGCGACCTACGGCCTGACGTACGCGCTCATCACGGCGCGCGACTACGGTGGCACCGTAGACCCCGACGCCGTCCTGGTGACGACGCAGGACTGGATGGGACACCTCGGGACGCCGACCACGGGCTCGCTCGCGTTCTCGGTCGGAACCGAAGCCGGGAACACGATCGCTTTCGCGGCTCCGGCCTTCCAAGTGACGAGCCTGACCCCGGGCGACCGCGACGGCATCCGGACCTGGATGCTGCCGTACAAGCTCCGCGGCTCCTCGGGTAACGACGAACTGACGATTACGTTCTCTTGATTCGGATGCGTATACGCAGAGACAGACAGGAGACCTGACACATGATTGCGATTTCCCGAAAGGACCGGGACAGGTACGTCCCGGAAGGTGAACGCGGCAAGGCTGGGGCGGCCGCGTTCTTGCTTGGGCCGCCGACGATGCAGCAGCTCATCGAGATCGAAGAGCTCGCGCATGGCGGGGATGGGACGATTCGTCCGCTCGGCCGCATGGGGTACCTGCTCCTGCGTGCCGGGCTGAAAGGTTGGGAGGGCGTGACGATCGAGGGTGGCGCGGCGGCTCCATTCGAGGTCGGCGCGGACGGCTGTGCGACTGACGACACGATCGCGTCCCTGCCGGGCCTCCTGCGTGCCGAGCTTGCCATGGAGATTTTCCGGCGTGCGAACGTGACGGACGACGACCGAAAAAACTCCTCATCGCCGCCGGCATCTCCGGCGGGGAAATGACATGCGATTGCGCGACGTGCGACGAGAAGCAGCGAGCGGCACGCGGCTGCACGAGCGAGACGACCGACCGCCGGCACTGGTGGAAGCTGGAAGGCTACAAGGAACCCTTCAAGCGCTGTCCGCGGAAGCTCACGACGCCGGCAGCTCTCTACGTCGCGGCATTCGCCGGTCTCATCGGGGAGGGGGTCTTTCCCGATCCTGGTGGCTGGGTGGATCAGGCGGCCGGGTACCTGCGTGCCTGCTCGGTCGTGAACGCTGCGCGTGCGGCGGCAGAGGAGAAAAAGCGTGGCCGACGTAACCCTTGAAGCTCTCATCAAGCTACAGGACCAGTACACGGCGACGTTCCAGAAGATCGTCACGCAGACGAAGACTGGGACGACGCAGATGGCGGCCGCGACGAAGGTGGCCTCGACGGCAATGGCCGGCATGTCAACGGCCGTGCATGCGGTTGGCGCGAAGGTCTCCGCGTTCGCCGTGAGCATGAAGGGAATGATCGCGGCGTATCTCGGCTGGCGTGGAGTCATGGCCGGCTGGAACGCGGCGAAGGCATTCGCCGGAGCGGAAGCGGCCGAGCTCGCATTCCGCGAACTATCGAAGACGATCGACATCTCGACGGACGCCGTGAAAAACTGGTCGGCGGCCGTACGCTACACGATGGACGATGACGATCTCATGCTCGCTGCGAACAAGGCGATCTCGTCCGGCGTCGTCAAGATGGAGCAGGACTTCACGACGCTGACGCAGGCGGCGTTCCTGCTCGCGCGCGCGATGGGAACGGACGTTCAGACGGCGCTCGATCAGCTCATCCAAACGACGGCCGGCGGGGAGACGCGCGGCCTGAAGAAGTTCGGCATCGATCTCGAAGATGCGATCCGAAAATCGAAGGATGCCGGGGACGAGATCGTAACGCTGGAGCAGAAGATCCGACTTATCCTGAAGCTCTTGGAACAGAAAGTGAAGGGCGGATTCGGAGATCTCGGGAAGGTCGGCGAGACGACGTCGGAAGCGTTTCAGCGTCTCGGCGTTGCGATGGGGAACATACAGGAAAGCATCGGCCGCGCCATTGCACCAGGCATAAAGGACCTGGCGAACGCCATGACGGTCCTGTCGATCGGTATCGACAACGTCACGAAAAACAAGGAGGCGTTTCTCGGCTTTCTCAAGGACATAGGGAAAGAGCTGCTGCATATCAGTCCACTGTATTCTATTCTTGACGCCGCTGCAAAGACGGGTGGCGCACTTCCCAAGAGCGCGCAGCCGAGACCCGCTCTCCCGCCTGGTCTATCGGCCGATGCACAGCGGACGATGTTGGGCTTTCCGCCCGAGGCTCCGTCGGCGCTGTACGGGCGTGCGGCGGCGCCCAGCGGATTCGAGATGCTGCGGCAGCAAGAGCAGGAGCAGTGGGACGCGCTCAAGCGTGTTCAGTCCGGCTTCGCACCGTATGGTGCGGCGATAGGACGAGCATTCACACCGAAGCCGGTGCAGCCCTTCGCCGTTGGCGAAGAGACGGTCACGGCGAAGCGCGACTATGGCGAACTTGTACGCTTCGGATACGCCGACGAGCTCTCGAAGATACGCGACGAGTTCGCGTCCGTCATGGAAGCGCACGAGGACTTCGAGCGGCGTGCCGGGACCATGTGGGAAGGCATGGCCGACGGTCTCAAACGCTACACCGACGAGGTCGGCGGCGTCTTCGGCGCGTTCTCGGACGCTACCTTGCAGACCTTCCGCACGCTTGAAGACACGCTCGGCGGGGTCTTCTTCGACGCAATGCAGGGGAAGCTCCAGAGCTTCAAGGAATACATGAAGCAGTTCGTCCTCGACATCATCCGAATGCTCGCGCAGTTAGCGGCGAAGATGGCGATCATGGGAATCCTGAACGCGATCATGCCGGGTGCCGGTTCGATAGGCGGCTCGGTAGCCGGTCTCGGCTCGTCCATGACGAGCGGGTTCACGTCGAATGCGGCGAGTCTCGGGACGATCACCGGAACGAATATGCTCGGAGTCCCCGGGTTCGCAGCTGGCGGGATCGTGACCCGGCCGACGCTCGCCGTCGTCGGGGAGGCGGGGCCGGAACGGATCACGCCGCTGTCGCAGGAGGGCACGGTCGGCGGCGTACGGAATGTGAATATCACTTTCCAGATATCCATGCTCGACGCGACCGATGCGGACCGCGTCTTCATGAAGCACCGCCGCACGATCGAGGCTATTGTCTCTACCGCGATACGTGACGACCGTGGCATGCGGCATCAGATACGGGGAGCATAGCGTATGGCCGATGTAGAGCTGCTCGTGTACGCGCTTGAGCAGGACGATGCGACGGGCCGATTCCCGGGACAGGTCGTAGCGTTCAAGACCTTTCCCCATTCCGGCTGGGGCCTGGACGAGGGGCCGCCGACGTTCTTCCATTTGCTCGTCACGGACGTTGACCTACGCGAGGTCGCAAGCTGGGTCGGCGGATACGAGGAGGTCACGGACGTTGACGGCAAGCCGGTTACGTGGTCGGTCAAGACGCGCGCGCGCGTGGAGGTGACGAACCTCTCGGCCGCGTTGCGCGCGAAGGTCGCCGAGGCAAAGGCCGGCGGCGCGATTCCGCGTATACGCATGGCGCAGCTCCGACCGGCTCTACGCGACGAGATCGGCATGGCGCGCGTCGAGCTCGGCAAGGGAAACAAGGTTTGGCCGTTGCGAGAAAAGCCACAGGTGGTAAGTGTCAACCGAAGTCCTGAAGAAGATCGACCCGGACAATAGCTCGGGGACGCACTACACGTCGCTCTTCGCATGGGAGGCGGCCTTCGGCGGCACCACCGCCGGCGATCTCGTCGGCGAGAATAAGAACGTAGTCGCCGAGCTCTACTGCACGAACGGGACGGCCGATGCGACCGCCGTCGATATCTCGGGCTGGACGGCGACGAGCGCGACAAACAACATTCGCATCACGGTCAAAACGGGATACCGGCATCGCGGCGTCGTTCCCGGCAGCGGCAATATCTACCGGCTTGTGGTGACGAGCGGCGGATTCGCGATCAAGGTTCAGGAGGACTACGTCACCGTTCAGTATGTCGCGGCGAAGATGACGGCGACGGCGAACTACAACTCCTGTCTCTACTTCCGCGCCGTCCAGGGCTGCAAGTTCGAGGAGTGCGTTTCGGAGGTCGTCCCCGGTGCGTACTCGTCCATCCGGTGTTTCAACGACTACGCCTGCACGACGGGAACGAACATCTTTCGCAACTGCCTCGCGCTTGGCGCGACGACGGGTACCGGCGTAGCGTTCTGGTCTCAGAACCGCTCGGGCGGGACGATCTACTACGACCACTGCGGGGCACCCGAGGGCGTGCTCGGGATTTCCAGTACTGGGAATAGCGGCTGCTCCGTCATCGCGCGGAACTGCTACTGCTTCACGTCTTCGACGTCATTCGCGAATACGACGGCGGGGACGGATCGGTGCGGCTATAAGACGGGCGGTGCCGCGCCGAACGACTCGAACCCCGTGGACCTGAGCGGTGAGGCGAACACGGATCTGTGGATCGCCCCCGGCAGTGACAACTATCGGGTGAAACGTAGTGGGGTGCTGTACGGCGCGGCTGCGAACCTCTACTCCGACGCAAACGACCCGGTGACGACGGACATCCTTGGCTGGCCGCGACCGAGCACGGGTGCCGTGGACTTGGGTCCCTTCGAGGCGGCCGAGGCGACGGGCGCCTCGACGCTCACCGCGCTAACGGCCACGGGCGTAGCCGAGATCGAAGGCATAGGCGGTATCACATACGAGGCCACGGGAGCGGCGACGCTTTCCGCGATCACGGCGTCGGGCACCGTATCGCGTCACCTTGTCATCACGGGCGGCTTCACGGTCCCGCTGCCGCTCGCGGCCGGTAGCGCGATCTCTGACCAGGTGGTAGATATGCCAAGCGCGAGCCTGCACGGATACGAGACGTTCCCCCTGGATCCCGAGTTCGCACTCGTCGAGACGTGGGTCTACCGGACGATCGCCACGGAGCCGCTCTCGGACACGACCCAGACACGATCGATCCGGCCCCGTCCGCTACGCCGCTGGCGGCTGCGCTGGACGCTGGCGAAACAGACCGAGGCCGAGATCATCCGGGGCTTCTACAGGGACATGCGCGGCGGGGCGCTGCCGTTCTGGCTCGAGGCCCCGGATAAGATCGCCCGGCCGTTCGACAACCCCGCCGTCGCGGCCATTTCCGGCGGCTCCCAGGCCGACCGGACCGTGTACGCCGTCTACACCTGGACCCGTGGGGTACTCGAGACCCTGCCGAGCTACCAGACGGCGACCCTGGCGCTCCTCGACGCCCAGCTCCTGACCGTCACCGTCCCGGAGTTCCCGGCAAACGTCACCGGGGCCACCGTCTACGTCGGCCCCACAGAGGAGCTCCTATACGCCCAGGATTCGCCTATAGCCGTGTCCGGCGGGACATGGACCGAACCCCAGGCCGGGTACTCAGACGCGGGCGCAGCCCCTCCCACGGCCAATACGCTGACGGAGACGGTCCTCGTCCACTTCGGCGAGCAGGGCCTCCGGGTGCTCCGTCGGGCGCACGATCAGTATGAAATCGAGGTCATGGTCGAGGAACTTTGGATTGAGAACCCCAGGGCACACTTCATATCCGGCGGGTTCACCGTCCCGGCCTCCCTGCTCGGCGGCACGGTCGCAATGCACGACTTCTCGGCCTCCGGTGCGGCGACGATCCCGGCCATCACGGCCTCCGGGACGGCCGAACGGGAGGCTGGGACCGTCCACACGATCACCGGCGGGTTCTCCGTACCCGTCCCTGACCTTGAGGGCGACCTGACGCCGGTCCTCCTCGGCGACTATTATGTCGCGAAGACCGGAAGCAACAGCAACCCGGGAACCTATGCGCTGCCGTTCCTGACGATCACGTACGCAATCTCGGTCGCCGCTGCCGGGAGCACCATCATCGTTCTGGCCGGGACGTACACCGAGACCGTGAACGTAACGAAGTCCCTGACCTTCACGGCGTCTGGGACGGTGATCGTCAATCCGAGCACAACGTACGGTTTCTACAATTCCGGGGGCACGGCGGACACGGTCACGATCGACGGGTTCTCGATCACGGGCGTCGGGACCGGCGTCTACTCGGTCGCAAACGACGCCTGGACGGTCACAAACTGCCGCGTCTACGACTGCACGTCCGGCGGTATCTACCTGACCGGGACACGAGCGAGCGGCGTCAACACGGCCGGCATCGGATGCTCCGTCACCGGCAACGTTGTCTACCGGATCGGGATCACGGACGACGTCTGCGGGATCAAGCTCGACTCGTGCAAGAACTCGACCGTATCTGATAACCAGGTCTATCTCTGCGTCGCCGACGGCATCCGGGACATTCGCGGCGACAACAACGACACGACCGAGAACTACGTCTCGTGTTGCAACGCTGGGATCGGCGTCGCGAACGAGACGAAGGGCGCGACCGTCCAGAGCAACTACGTCTACCACTGCAACGACGGCGTCTACACGAAGGCGACGACCGGATCGACGAGCGTCTACAACGTCATCTCGTACAACACCATGGACTGGTGCTGCGCCGCGCTGAACTGCGGGGCCGACTATCCCGGCGCGAACTACTTCAACGCGCACCATAATCTGTTTAAGTTCTCTGGCGATCAGCACGTCTACTACAATCCGAGCGCGATCGGAACGAACGTTGTCATCGACTACAATATGTATTGGTCGCGGTCGGACCGCCCGACATGTTTCTGGGATAACGTCAGCGCAACCTTCTGCACCGTCAACGACATACAGCACGAGACGACGCGCGAGGATCACGGCGTCGAGTACGATGCGGATACGGTCGGGAACTACGGTGCAGCGACGACCATCTGCACCGAGCCGGAATGGACGCCGATCGACTTCGTTCCAGAGGCGGCGAGCCACAACTTCTCGATTCTCTATCGGCTCTGCGATTGGAAGTACGATTTAACCTGGAACTCGGGAACGGGATACGCGACGAACGAGTACGTGACGTTCGATCTCGAAAGCTCCCAGGAGTTCGAGTACGTTCTGATGCTGACGTGGGGGAACAACGTCGAACATACGCCGAAGAACATGAAGGTGCAGACGTCGCCGGACGGATCGTCGTGGACGGATCGCGTGACGGTGACGAATACCTGGGGCGGCGGGGTCAAGTGGTACAGGTTCGCAGCGCCGGTCACGGCACGCTACGTCAAGCTCGTACTGACGGACAAGTTCACGACCGATAGCTATGCCTGGACGTACAACGAGTTCAAGATCGCATCGGTCGCCGTGGGGAACCTGATATGAGCTACGACACGTTCCCTCTGACGCCGCAGGACGTCGCCGTTGAGACGTCGAACTACCGAAACATCGAAACGCGCTTCGAGAGCGGGGACGTCCAGATCCGCAACCGCTGGCCGCGCGAGCGTCGCGTCTGGACGCTCTCCTGGTCGAACATGAGCCAGGCCGAGGTCGAGGTCCTGCGCGGGTTCGTCCAGGCGCACAACGGCGACACGGACTACTTCTACTTCTCGGCATACGAGAAGGTCGCCTCGCCGATCGCGGGCCCGATCCTCCGGAAGACGGACGGTGGCTCTGCGATCGCTCGCTCGCTCTGGATCAAGTACACCTGGGGCGACGGGACGAATGAGACGCTGCCGTCGAACGCGCGCGCTACGACGATCAGCGCGGGACAGCTTATCACGGCAAACGTCCCGTACTTCCCGGCCGGGGCGAACCGAGCGCGGATCTACGCCTCCGGCAACGGGACGACGTATCACCGGCAGACGGACGCGATCACGCTTTCGGGCGGGGCCTGGACGGAGCCGCTGACGGGCTACGTCGCAACCGGCGTCTCCCCCCCCACCACAAACGGGCTCGCCGAGAATGCGCTCGTGCGGCTCTCCGTCCCGTCGTTCGAGACGACGAAACTGTGGCTCGATTCCTACTCGGCCGTCCTTGACCTGGAAGAGGTCGCATGAGAACGATAGACGCTGACCTCCTGCTCGCAAAAAACCTGCTCTATTCCGAGCAGCCCTGGGTCTGGCTCTTCGCGATCGAGATCGACGACACGGACACGCTCTACCTCGCGGCATATCCCGAGGACATACGCTGGAACGGGAGGCTATGGCAGGCGTTCCCGGCATACGTCGATACGATCTCGGAGGAGGTCAACCGGAGGGGAAGCGTCAACGTACACGTCGCGAACGTGAACCGGGAGATATCGGCGTATGTCGAGAACAACACGCTCCTGGGGCGCGACGTCACGATCTACCTGATCTACCGCGAGCGGCTCGATATCACGGAAGACGTCCTCTCCTGGACGTACCGCGTCAACCGGATCGAACGGTCGGACATCACGGCCGTCTTCGAGCTGGGGCAAGAAGACCTGCTCGCGCTTCAGCTCCCCCACCAGCGGTACATTCGCGGCCGGTGCCGGTTCAGGTACAAGGGCGCGCTCTGCAACTACCCCAACGATGATTTCGGCCCGATCTCGGAACAGGACTTAGCCGTCGGCGGAGACGGAGACCATGGTGGCGGCTGGTCGGTGAAGAACTTCGACAATATGAACTCGTCCTGGTGCAAGATCGAGGACGGGAATCTCTATCTCGGCGCGTGGTCCGGCGGCCCGTGGCGATGGAACAACTATGACGACGATGGACCGTTCGTCTGGAAACGGTTTGTGGGCGATTTCGACATCAACGTACGCTACACGGCAGCGCCTGAGCAGAACGCGGGCGGCTATCTGCTCATGACCGATGACGCCGACGCGCCGACGAACTGGGTGGCCATGGGCTCGGCGCTGCTCGGCTCGACGAACTCGATCGTCGTCTACCGTACGACGTCATCGACGACGACACGGATGCACAACTCGATCCTGCAATCCTACTGGCGCATGGCGCGCTCCGGGACCACGATCACGTTCTACGCGCACGATGACTATACGAGCACCTGGACGGCGATCTACACGCTGACGAACGCCCCGGTATCGCATGCCTTCCGCGTGGGGTTTATGACGCAGACATGGACGACCGACTCGGGCGGCGTCCAGAGCTGGGACTACTTCCACATGACGAGCGGGGGGCTCTCGACCTGCGACCTGACGCGCGACGGACCGAACGGCTGCCGCGTCCACCAGCACCAGCCGAACTACGGCGGCTTCGACACGATCCCCCGGGGGAGGCTCTATGGGATATAAGCACCTCCTCGGCATCCCCTTCCGGTACGGCGGGCGGGACGAGACGGGCCTGGACTGCTACGGGCTCGTCCTGGCCTACTACCGGGCCCAGGGACGCGAGCTGCCGGACTATGCGGGGTATGACGCGGGGATCGTCAGCGGGGCCTCTGACCCCTTCCTGGCGCGTTCTACGCAAGGCCCCTGGGAGGTCGTCCGCGGCGAGCCCCAGGTCGGGGATATCGTGACCCTGGCGAGGACGAGCCGGGACCGGAACGCGACCCATTGCGCCGTGTGCGTCGAGCGCAACCGGATCCTGCACGCCGTCGAGGGCTGGTGCGTGACGACGACGCCGCTGCGCCCACTGCGCTCTCGTATACGCGGAGTATATCGCCCATGCCGCGCCTGACAATACAGCGAGACTTATTCCGGCCGCAACGTCGCGAGCTGATCGCGGTAGAGCCCGGCACGCACGCGCTCGCCGTCCTGCCGGACGACCTGCCACGCGAGCAGCTCCAGATAATCCACAACGGACGCCGAATCGACCTTGCCGAGCTCGACGCCTTCGTTTTCGGCGAGTACGACGATCTCTTCTGCCGCGTCATCCCCGGCGGCCCAGTTATGGCCATAGCGCCGCTGCTGCTCCCGGCGATCTCTATGGCGCTCATCGCTGGCGCGAACTACGGCCTGCAACGGGTTTTCGCGAAGAAGCAGGAATCGAAACCCACATACGACAATACCGAAAACAGCCCAAACTATGGATGGGATGGGATACAGAATACGAGCCGCAACGGCGAGCCCATAGCGCTCGTCTACGGTCGGCACAAGGTCGCCGGGCAGTATCTCGCCACGTTCACGAAGAGCACCCACGACGGGAAAGAGAAGCTCTACGTTCTCATCGGCCTCTGCGCCGGTCCCGTCGGCGCGATCAACGGCTACACGGAATCGATCGAGGGCCTGTCGGGCGAAGACGCCGGGCAGCTCAAGATCAACGCGAACTCGGCCGCGAACTTCTCCGGCCTCTCCGTCGCCTACCGTATGGGCGAATGGGATCAGTCGATCATCGAGGGATTCAACGACTCGACGCCGGAGTACACGGTCGATAGCGATCTCGCCTACGACGTCTCCGTCCCCTACACGACCGAGGGCAAGGTGGACGCCTTCGAGGTCAAGATCCTTTTCCCCGGCGGGATCTACGGGCTCGACGCGAACGGGGCGATCTTCCAGTATTCCGTCGCGTTCGAGATCAAGTACCGGGCCGACGGGGCGGGGCCGTACACGACCGAGACGCATACCGTATCGGCACAGACACGTTCACGATACGCCGCCTACATCTCCGTGCGCGGGCTCGATAACGCAGAGTACGAGATCGAGGTCAAGCGAACGACGGCGGACGATGATTCGTTCCACGTCTCGACGTCGAAGTTCCAGTCGATCAAGGAGATCACGATCGACGATGTGAGCTACAAGGGCGTCGCGCTCGAGGGCGTCCAGGCGCTCGGGACGGAGCAACTGAACGGGCGGCTGCCGACCTATACGTCGGTCGTTGACGGCAAGGAGTGCCGCGTCTACCAGCCAGGGGACGATTTCTGCGAGGACGCCGAGCAGGAGCTGATCGCGTACGGGGACGGGAAGCGGCTCAACGGCTGGTACGTGGACAACACGGCGAAGCTGACGGCAGCGTCGATCCATACGAACTACGCCGATCACCTCGTCCTGCTCCACGACGCGGCCACATCCGCATACTCAGCCTGGACGACGCGGGACGCGCCGCTGGCCTTCAAGCGTATCTACGGTGACTTTGACGCAACGGCCAAGATCGAGTTCCACCCGGCCGCCGTCACTGGCACGACCATTACCATGATCGCGCGGTTCGGCGAGACGAATCTCTGGTTTTACATCGGCGTCAAGGCCCTCGCGGGTGGCCTCTACCAGTGGGTCTTTCAGAACAACACGGCGGGGATCTCGGTCGAGACGACGGGCTCCTGCACGTCGAGCGAGATTTACTACCGTATCCTGCACGAGGACGACGAGTGGACGTGCTATACGAGCACGGACGGGGAGACGTGGACCGAGCGCGCCTCGATCACGTACGAACAGCCGACGCATTCCGAGTATGTCGAGCTGGGGTTCATGGTCATGAACCAGTACGCGACTGCGAGCGGGTTGCGCGCTTCCGAGTTCGCCTTCTCCGACTCGACGAGCTACTCGATCGAGACGAGCGCGAACCCCTCCTGGGTCGTCTACGACCTTCTGACCGATACGCACTACGGCCTGGGCGACAACATCGAAACGACGGAGATCGATCTCGACTCGTTCATCGACTTCGCCGCCTACGGGAACGAGCTTGTCAGTAACGGCAAGGGCGGGCTCCACCGCCGCTACCGTTTCGACGGCCTGCTCGACTCATCGGATATCGCATGGGAAAAGCTCCTGAAGCTCCTGGACAACTACCGTGCGACACTGCTTGAGCAGGGCAACGTATACCGTGTCGCGTGGCGTCGAGAGCGCGACCCCGTGCAGCCCTTCGCCATGTCGAACATCGTCGCCGGGTCGTTTCGCGTCATTGACCAGACGCCGAAGCTGAACGCGAACTACTGGGAGATCCAGTTCCTGAATCGTGAGCTCGACTACGACCAGGACTTCATCCCGTATCCAGACCCGGGCATGGAAAGCGGAGAACCGTACCGCCGCAAGACGATCGAAATGTACGGCATCACGCGGGAGGCCGAGGCGTACCGCGCGGCGATCTATCAGTGCAAGACGAACCGCTACTGCACGGAGCAGGTAGAGTTCCGCGCGGGCATTGACGCCGTCGGCTGCCAGCCGCTCGACGTCATTTCCGTCCAGCACGATATGCCGCAGTGGGGGACGGGCGCGGGGCGCGTCATCTCGGCCGGGGCTACCGCCGTCGTCCTCGATCGCGTCATCGATCTCGCAGAGGATACGACATACGTCATCAAGATCCGGCACAAGACGGACGAGTACGAAACGCAAACGGTGACGAACGAGCCGGGCGAGACGAACACGATCACCGTGGCCGAATGGGACCGGACGCCCGAGCCCTCGGCGATCTGGATCGTCGGCGAGGAGAACATCGCGACGAAGGAGTTCGAGGTCGTCGATATCGAAATCTCCGGCGACCAGCACGTCACGATAACGGCCGTCAACTATGACGCCCGGATCTTCGACGACACGATCGAGAACCTGCCGTTCATCAAATATTCTGAGCTGCCGGACCCCCGCGCGATTCCGGCCGATGTGGCCGTCAACTCTCTGCGGCTAACCGAACGCGCACAGGTCATGTCCGACGGCTCGGTCACGAACGTCGTTGACGTTACCTGGGGCGAGGCGAAGGGGGCGCAGACATACGAGATATACTATCGCGTATCGGGGCAGACGGAATGGCTGTATGGCGGCTTCTCGCGGGGACTCCATCACGTCCTGCAAGCGCTGTTTGCGACCGGCTACTGGTATGATATCGGCGTTGTCAGCGTCGGCCCGTGGGGTGCGAAGAAGGATCCGTCCCTGGCTCCGTACACCTCGCTGGAGATCAAGGGGCGGACGACGAGGCCGAGCGATGTGACGGGCCTCTCGGCGGCATTCATTCGCAACATGCTCATCGTCAAGTGGGATCCGATCGCCGACGCGGACCTGAAGGGGTACGAGCTAAGGAAGGGGACGGAAGACGACTGGACGACGGCGACGCACATCATCGGGCCATACGCGGCAACGTCATTCGTAACGAGCGATATTGCCCCCGGGACGTGGTACTTTCTTGTGAAGGCCATCAACACGTCGGGGCTCTACAGCGAGAACGCTGCGAGCGTACAGGCAACGATCGACTTTGCACAGGACGAGACGGCGACGGTCGAACGCGAGGAATCGGCGAACTCCTGGAACGGGTCGAAAACGAATTGCACGGTCGATGGGTCCGATCTAGTCCTGGACGAGGGCGAGACGAGCTTCACGTACGAGACGCCGGAGCTGGACGCTCTGAGTGACATCACGGGCGTTGCGCGTTGCACGGTCCAGGTCGTGCAGTTCATCCCCGACACGCTCACGATCAACGAGGTCGTCGAGACGGTTAATTCGGCCTGGTCGCAGGCGACCTATATAAACGCGGCCGAGGACTCCCCTGGGACGCATTTTGTCCTGTCGTATCGGTCCGGGAACTCGTCCGGGAATCTCGGCGCTTACACGGAAGTGACAGAGGACACCCAGATCGTCAAAGACCTCTCGGGCCGGTACTACCAGTTCCGGCTCGTCGTGACGGTCAACTCGACCGGCTACTCGGCGAAGGCGATCTATATGCAGTCATCGGTAGCGGAGTACGCATGATATGAGCCAGACGTTCAATCTGATCGACGGTGATACGGACACGGTATCGGATCTCGATACGCTCACGAACGACATGTGCTCGGCGTTGCGATCCTCTTTCTCGGGGACAAGCGCGCCGGGCACGATGGTCGGTGGGCAATGGTTCTTCAACACGAGCACGAAGAAGGTCTCCTTTTACGACGGATCGGACCTATATGCGATCTTCGACGGGAACGCGACCTATGGCGGCATGCTGCCTCTCTCGGCCGGGTTGAGCTATCCGATCACGGGGGACGTGTACCTGTCGAGCACGAACCGGATCAAGAACGTGGCCGCGCCTGAGGCCGACAACGACGTGACGACGAAGGGCTACGTGCGCGATTACATGATCGACGAGCACGGGCACGACGGTCTTGACGGCGAGGGGCCGCGCATTGTCTGGAACACCCTGGCCGGTGGCGGGACGACGGGGAATACGCTAATCCAAATCGCGCACAATACGACGGACGTCCAAAATCGATCCCTCAACTACGCATTCACCTCGACCGGCGTCGCCGTCGCCTACGGTTCCTGGACGACCGTTCAATCGGCGAGCGTCTACACGAACGCGAACGAGAAGAAGTTCATCATCGCGTCGGCAACCGCGCCGCACGACACAGACCCGGTCTCGTACTGTAAGTATCAGATCCTGCGTGATTCAACGGTTGTCTTTGGTCCGTACACGCTCTCGTCAACGAGCCCCGGGTTCCTCTTCCTCGTCTGCATGAATCAGCCGAGCACGGCCGGGACGTACACCTGGGCGCTGCAAGGATCGTACGACACGTCCGGCGGCGCGGGAACCTGGACCGAACGAGCAATCATGGTCATCTGAAGGAGAGCATGAAACATGAGCGACATCCCAACCGTAACCCGTAATGCGCTGGCAAACCTCATCGCCGACGCGGCCGATGCCGGATCGACGTACGATCACCCGTACCTGTCGGTTCAGACGTCCGCACACGTCGAGGTTGCAAAGTGCGAGTTCACCGATACGACCGCGTTCGGCGACGCGGCGACCGGCGTCTGTACGGCGAACACGATCGATGACGATGACGACGCCGACGGCGGGGAGGCGACGCACGTTGACCTCTGCGACCAGGACGGTACCGTCATCATCACGGGCGATCTGGGGACGACGGCATCGTACGACTTCCAGATCCTCGCAACGACGATCGGGGAACACGACACGGTGCAGTTCTCGGCCTGCACGATCACCGTCCCGGCGTCGAGCTAGGAGCATAGCCCATGACCTTCTCTCTTGCGACGGCACGCAAGGCGACGTGGACGGAGGCGGGGATCCCGACCGGCATCCCGACGGTGACGACAGTCGGGGCAAACGTCAAGACATGGGGAGCTGTCGGCAACGGGACGACGGACGATACGACGGCGTTCGAGCGCGCCATCTCGAACACGGCATGGTCGGCGTCGTCGCCGAAACTGCTCTACGTCCCGGCGGGGACGTACAAGCTCACGCGCACGATCACGATCCCATCGGGCTGCGTCGTCTCGGGCGACGGATCGGAATCGACGACGCTCTCGCATAACCTTAATGGTGCATGGGACACCAACAACTTTCAGCTTGAAGGCGCGGGATACGGAACGGGGTACTCCTTATCGAGCGGCTACACGAAGGGCTCCTCGGCGATCGTCTGCTCGAACGCTTCGCAGTTCACGGCCGGGAACATTATCGAACTCTACGAAGAGAACGATCCGTCGATCATGTATACGAAAGCGGAGTGGAATGTCTCCTGGGCGCAACAGATGCCGAGCGAGCAGAATATCGTCTCCTCAGTCGTCGGGACGACAATAAATCTAACGTATCCGCTCATTCGCACATTTCGTGCAGCATTCAGTCCGCGCGTCCGCAAGGTCACCTGCACAACGTCTGCCGGGTTTCAGTACGTGAAGGTGCATCGCGTAGACGATTATGTCTTGCCGGACCCGGACTTCAAGCCTAGCGAATGGAACGCGCTCATATACGCTCGGGCCGTTCATCGTTGCTGGGTCTATCGGTGCGAGCTTTCCTATGCGTGTCACAAGTCGCTACTCTGGAATCGATGCTCGCAGTGCGAAGTGCGCGCAAACTACATTCATCACGCACATCGGTATAGGGGAAACCAGGGAGACGGAATAAGCTTCTGTGAGCGCGCAACACGCAATCTTGTCGTAGACAATATCCTTTTCCATCTTAACGCCCTCTTTCTCGACAAGGGCGCGATCGGGAACGTCTACTTTGCGAACCATAACTATGAGCCATGGGACACGCGCGGAGGCGGGGAGGCGGTAGACGACAACGATTACAGTTTCGACTTCCATGGGCATTACGCGACGTTCAATCTCATGGAGCACAACACGATGGGGAACTCATCGAACGCGGGCTACTGGGGGCCGTGCCCCAACAACACCTGGTTTCGGAATCGAATCTGGAATCGGAGGATTCAGGAGAAAGACCCCTGCGATAACACGAACTACATCGCCAACGAACTGACGAATCCCGGCGAGACGATCCGCGTGTATAGCACCTCAACCGGCACGCTCTTGCACGGTAACATGTACGCCGGGCAGATCAACTGGGCCTCGGGCGAGGACCAGACCTTGCCAGCGTCGTTCTACGCGGCCTCCAAACCCTCCTGGTGGGGTGACGAGAAGTGGCCAGCGATCGGCCCGGACGTGGTTCACGGCATCACCCCGGCCGAACGGCGGTGGATCACGGGAGCGTACGTCGAGCAGCCGTGAGACACTGGCTCTTACATCCCAAGGTCGCACGGCATACGACCTTCTCAGCCGGAGAGATTCGGGCCGAGGGGTTCAGGCGCGGCATCGATATCACGATTGGGAACAGGCCGCCCGACCTGAAGAAGTACGAGCTGTGCGTCTCCTGGCCGATCAAGTGGCGCGAGGAAAAGAACCTTGTCATCGAGACGGGCTTTTTCCACACAGCCTGCCACCTGGACCCCTGTGGCCTATGGAAGCTCTGCTCGCTCAACACGAACGCGGCACAGGAGGCGATCTCATCCTTCCGGCCGTTGCGTCGAGCGCAGGACGTCATCGCGGCGCACCCGAAGGTCTACCCGAACAAGTACGAGCAGACCGAGCGACGGAGAGACTGGGAGGGCGTGGTCCTCGCCGCGCAGATCCCGCACGATCGCGCGGTGACGCACTGCTCGCCGTCGGCATCGACCGACGAATACTGGCAGTTCATTCGCAACGCCTGCCAATACTACGGCAAGGACCTGTTCCTGAAGATCCACCCGAAGTGCGTCGGGCAATCGGCGAACGATCACGCAGCGATCGCGCACCAGTGCGGCTGCGCCGTCGGCGACGTCGGGCTGGACGTGCTCGACAAGTGCCGGTTCGTCCTGACATACAACTCAACCTGCGCCGTTGACGCCTGGCTCAGAGACAAGCGCGTGGTGCAGTTCGCGCCGGGGTATTTCTTCCGTACCGGAGCTGTGACGTTCACGCACCGTGCGATCGGGAAGGAGCCGGAGGATACGCGCGAGCGTGAGCAGCAGCTCCTTGATTTCCTCTTCTGGCGATACTGCTACTACGAGCACATGTCCGTTGTCGAGTTCGTCGATATGCTCGAAGCGTTCGCGCGTGCGGACGACGGGGATCTCTTCCCCCTGCCTGAGAGCTTGTCGTACGGTTCCATGTTTCACAGGAGGGACACGCCGTCATGAGACGCGCACTGGTCGGAACGGTCGTGGCGCTGCTGCTCTGCGCCGGGTGCAGCATCAATCGGGAGTTCGTCTACGCCGTCGATACGTCGTGGTCGGTCATCGGCCCCGAGTACACGGCGTACGTTGACGCCGACCCACGCCTTGACGAGACGTCGAAGGCGATTCGGAAACGGACGGCAGAGACGCTGACGCGGCTCATCGAGAAGGCAAAGGAGCAGGAGTAATGAGCGAATACTGGGACGAGATCCTGGATAAGGTCGAGGCCGAGGTTCGGCCGATCCTTCAGGAGTTCATCGCGGGCGTCGCTGTGGACCTCGGGACGGGCATCGACGCTTACGCGCGGCTCGTCTCGGATGACATGGTTAAGTGGGTCGCCGCGAACATGGGTAGCGACGACGAGACGGCGAAACGGAACCTGCGGCACCTACGCGCCATCCTCGTCAACCTGGCCGTGACCGAGCACATTCAGCTTCACAATAAAACGCTCGACGTGTTAGAGAAGGGGATAGGGATCGTGCTGCGCGTCCTGATATCGGCGTTGCGGATCACACTCGTATAAGGAGAAGTCGGACATGCTCGCGTTTATCAATTCGGCCGGCGGTCGGAAGTTCTTGCTAACGGTGCTCGTGACAATCGTTCTCGCGTTGCGTAATGTGCTCGGTCTCGACGATCTCGCGATCAAGCTCATCGCGGGAATCACCGGGGTCGGGGTCGGCGCGATCGCGATTGAAGACGGGTTGAAGGCGGTAGGCGGGACGAGGGCGGCCGAGCCGACGCTGCCGCCACCGCCACAACCATAAGACACCCCACCTCCTGAGCGTCTCTTTTTCGGTTTGCCGCCGGTGCTCTTGCGTCAGGTCTCCTGGGTGCCGGCGGCCTTTTCTTCCTGCCGCCGCTCTTCCTTCATCGCAAGCAGCTCCTCGGCCTGCTCGCGTATCTTCGCCGTCATGCCGGCGTAGGCTGCGTAATGGTTGCAGTCGAACGTGCAGCCGATCGGCTTATCGCCACGCGCAATCTTCATGACGCATACGACCGATTGCGCGGCGTAGTGCAGGCACTGCCACGGGCACCCAACGAACTTCGACCTGCTTTCATCGTCGATCATAGTACCTCGATTCTTGCGTCACGATTCGACCAGCACCAGGAACGGAACAGCGTCAGGAGCCGGAACGCCTGCCGCTCGCGTTCCGTCCGGCAGCCCTGGAGGGCGACCAGGCCGTATGCGAGCCCGTTTAGCGCGTCTCCGCACCGCATGCCGTCAATGCAGGCGAGACCACGCAGCGGGCAGAGCGCGTGCGATAAGAGCGGCTCAAGCTCAACCGGGATATCCATGGCGGCGATGTCCGAGTCCTCATTATCCCCATGCCACGTCTCGTGGTGGGTCGCGACGAACGGGATCTCGTCCGTCTCGGGATCGCGCAGAACGACGTGGAAGACCATCAGCGGAAAAGGAACGTGCAGCCGCCAGGCTTCTCCGGCTTCGCCCAGGTCTTTTGCGCGTACTTCCAGTCGGTCCAATCGGACCATACCGATGCCACGGTGGCGACTCGCGCACGGAACCGATAGAGACCGTCCGGCAGCGCGGTCATGACAGTGTAGACGGCGATCCGTTCCACGCCATCGACCGTCGTCCACGGCAGCTCTTGGCCTGTCCTCGTGACGCTGATCGTCTGCACGGCATCGAACGGCGTCACGCCTTTCGCGACCTCGATCTCCGCCTTCTCGATCGGGGTCGTCTGTACGTCCCATGCGAGCTTCACCGTCTCGGTGCCGAAGATTACGAACGGATCAATTGCCGTTCCCGTCCCGACCTGCACGGGGTCAGTCGCAAACAGCATCGTCCCCATCACTACGCCTGCAAGGTACCGCACCGTTCCATCCTTTCTGTTGTTGACCGTTGAGCTATGCGCGATCTCGCGTGCGAGTTCACGTATCGTCTCGTCGTGCATAGGTCACCTCCCACCCCTTCCCGTCGCGCACGACGAGCACCCACTCGAACCAGGGATAGAGCGCGGCGGCGACCTTGAATTTCACTCGCGCGTCGTCCCGCATGAACCCCTTGACCTCGTGGAACTCGACGAGCCCATCGGCAAGGATCACAAGGAAATCCGGTTTGTACCATGTGTCTTCGGCGAGCTTGAATGACGCCGGCTCGTAGACCCATGCCGCTATCTCCCCGGCGAGCCGCTTCAGTTCGAGCGTCTCGGCATAGCGTACTTCCGTCTTGGACCGGAAGCGCGCAATGCTTCGATCTCCGTGAGCTCTGGCAGGTACAACCTTGCACCCGGGAGTACGGTCTGGATGTCCGCCTTCTCCCACGTGGTAAGATTCGATAGCGGGTTGAGATTGAAAACGCCGCCGGGGAAAGCTCCAATGTCCTTGTACTCGAGCCAATCTTTTATCTCCTGGTGGTCGCGGGTATCGCCGCTTCGCTTCAGCGGCGCACAGCGGACGTCGCGTCCGCCGGTATCCTGTGTGCAATACTCGGCCGAGCCGACAAAGTAGGCGTCGCAGCCGAGCAGGTAGACATTCTTCGCGCCGAGCTTTCGCGCCAAGACGACGGCCGCCGTCGATACCGTGTTGTTGCAGAAAAGCGAATCGTCGTCCATCTTCACGTCGCTACATTGCGCGAACTGGTGGTAGACGTGGACGCTTTCGCGTCGTTTAAAAGCCGTGCAGCCGTAGAGCCATTCGGCGCTCTTTCGCTTGCAGACGATCGCCGTCCACTCCTCATACGGATGTGGTTTGTATCGATCGGTGCAGGTGATATCGTTCCAAAGGTGATACGACGGCGGGAAGAGAAACACGGCATCGTTGAGCGCGATTGTCAGCCGGCCGTTCAGGAGCGAGAAGTCGAAGTCTCGCAGGCTCGTGCCGGTCCCGACCACGAAGACGTCCTCGCCTTCGCACTCGTTGCGTAGGGATATAATCGTACGCATCGGGTACTCAATTGAACTGCCGTGTAGCCGCTCGCTGTGACTTTGCATCGCACTCTTCCTCGATCTCCTTCTTCACGAAGAGAATGGCCGCCTGCATGCTCAGGAGCATGCTTGCTGTCTTCTCGGCGATCTCCGCGAGCGCCTCGGCGAAAAGCTGGAGCTGTTTCGATTTCTTGTTTTCCACGGTTCTTTCCTCCTCCCTGTGACGATGTGTATATGCGTATACGTCGCGAGCAGCGCGCATTCGTCCAGACCTACGAATGTGGAACTTGGGCTATATGTGATAGTGCGTATGGCGCTGATACAGGCCGTGCGGTCTACGGCGCTCCTTTCTTTCCTTCTTTTCCAAGGGAACGAAACGGAGACCCTGCGCGCTGCTCGCTGCGGAACGTAAGAGAAAAGATGCGGGGCGGGACTCACAGGTAGGTGGTTAGACTTCAAGGAGGTGCCCGCCCCGCGAGGTATCATGCTCGGATCCCGTACCAGGTCGTCCCAGCCGGGCGGGGAATCGTCCCGACGGTCAAGGTCGGGAAGAGCTCGGCTGGAATAGCTCCCAGGATATCAGACTCCGAGAGATTGCGATAGTAGTTTCCTCCAGGTCCGGCCACTTTTGCGTACGCCTTCCCTTGCCCCCCGTGGGGCTTCCGGCCGGGTCCGGCGCAGGTCCCGAAGAAGAGCCCGCCAGGGGCCGTAAATCGCGCCATGGCTGCGAGCGACAGCTCCCAGTAGGGATCATGCTCAAGCGTCTCGGTCGAGAACACGGTGCCAAATTGAGCGTCTGGCGCGAAGTCGTGCGCGAGCGCGACTACGTCCACGTTCGGACCAGGGACGGCGTCCACGCCGGTGAAGATACAGTCATGAAAGAGCTCCCGGACGCTGCCGTTTATGTTGCGCGCGCCGATCTCGAGGACGCGCTGATCGCGGAAAAACTCCGGTCGAAGGCAGCGTATCATTTCGACGAATGAACGGACTTCGGGATGCATATGCGCTCCTATAGTTGTGCGAGCTCGCCTTCCATCTTGAAACGGTGAAACACATACAGACCCGGCAGCAGGTAGATACGCCTCCCGGATGCACGGATACGGCGGTGGATCTCATAATCGACGCGGCCGAACCCGTGCGGCGCGCCGCCGATCGCCGTCCATGTCGCCTTCGATACGGCGAAGAAAAACCCCGAGAACGGCATGCCGCGCTTGTCCTGCTCGACGTCGGTCACGTCGATGACCGCGGAGCCATGCTCACGCATACGGTCGTCTGCAATCTTGCAATGGTGAAGGATGCGATCGTCATCGCGGTTGACGTTGACGAGCTGCCACATGCTCTTCTTGGGGTTGAGCCGGTTCGTGCAGGCCACGAAAGCCCCGGCGCCGGGGTCGTTCGCGATCGCGGCGGCAATGACGCGGAACCACTTACGCGAGCACAGCGCCACGTCATGGTCCATCATGACGGCCCAGTCGTCCACGCCGAGCAGCGCCATGGCCTTGTTGTACGCGAGTCCGACGTCCATCCCCGGCGGGTCCCCCTCGCAAGGCTCGCAGTGCGGCATGAAGATGTAGATACTCACCCCTTGATCTCCTTCCCGTATGGTTCTTCCCAGTGGCTCCAATGGAAGACGTACCAGCCCGGGAGCAGGTAGACGCGCCGACCGGCCGCCCGCAGGCGCCGGTGGATCTCCCAGTCGCACTCGCGTATCCTGGTAATGGGCCCGATCTGCATCCACGCCTTCTGCTGGATCACGAACGCCATGCCTGAGAGCGGCTTGTGCCCGGCCTGCTCGATATCGGTGACGTCGATCGTCTTCGTGCCGTGCTCTTTCGCGAGCCGCGCGCCGAGCGCGAAGTGCTTCACGATATCGCGTTCGTACTCGTACTCCTCGGGGACCATCTGCCAGGACGAGACCCAGCGCATGAGCCGGTTCGTCATGGCGCAGAAGGCTCCGGCCTCGGGGTGCTCACCGATCGCCTTTCGCAAGAGCCGGTCCCACGTCGTGCGTGTCGTCTGGCAAACGTCCTGGTCCATGACGCAGAGCCAGCAGTCAGGATCGAAGTGCCAGAAGAGCTCGTTGTATCCGCAGCCGATATCGTATCCCTGCGGCTCCCCGGCGTCGGGTCGGCACATGGGGACTACGGTGTAGAGTTGCACGGCGGTCTCCCCATTACAACGGTAGAGTAAAGATCAGCGCGTGATGTGCCGCGCGGTATATGGATTGACATCTCTGGCGCTGTAATGTTGTAGCGCGGGGAGATGAAATGAAACTCGCATGTTACGAGCCGACCCGCCATGCGTCGAAGCGCTTCATGCTCGGCCGCCGTGAAGCACGAGAAATCCTGCCCGACGCCGATCTTGAAGACCAACTTCTCAGGTAGGATGAGCTCGTGAACGTATCGGCTCTTGAGCACCGCGCCGAGTGCGCTTGCCGGAATGACGAGCGGGAAGAACACCGCCGCGAACTTGCCGAAGAATGCACGTCTCGTGTCGGTCACTTCTCTACCTCCTTTCGGTTCCCTTCCCTTAGCCAATCGAGCGCATCCGCCGGCCACTCGAACACCGGAATCCCGGCCGCAATCGCCGCCGTCCGCTCACGCCACGCGCCGTCAGACGCGACCGAGCCATACCCCATGACGACGCAGTCGCACCGATTCATAATCTCGATGTACCGTGCGATGAACTGCTCGTCTGATATGCAGCCGCCGAAGAACGCCGAGTTGAGATGCGGGCACACAACCGCGAACCCCCCGATCCACAGGATCTCGGCGACGTTCGCCGCACGGTCGATGTTGTGCCGGACTTCGATCTCCGTCTTCCCGCGATAGGGACCGGCGACGTAAGCGATCATCGTTCTCTCGTCTCCCATGAATCGCAGCTCCAGTCCGCGTGGACGAATCGGCCGTCGCTGACACAGAGCTTCTCGCCGCCATACTTCGTGCACGTGTAGACCTTGCCGGGGCAGTTGACGCGGTCGCGGACGTACACGTGCTTACAGTTGTCGCACCGCTTTGGGTGCGGCCGAAGGTTCGGCGGCTCGCATTCCATGTCAACTCCGATCCGATCCACGTTCCCGCACTTCGAGCATTTGCACCAGATCATCGTTTCTTCTCCACAAACATGAGCCCCGAGTGGTAGTGAACGGCCTCGATGTCTCGTACCGCCGTGGGGCACCGCGAGCGGTCGCCGTTCACATGGTCAACGAAACGGTGCAGGATCGCCGGCCCGTTCACTTCGCATCGGAACTCCTCCCACCACTGACAGAACGAGTCCTCGATCACATAGAACCCTCCCGGCACGACGAGCGGCCAGAGCGCGTGGAAGGCGTGCTCTATGTCCGTCGCCTTGTGGCTCCCGTCGTCAACGACGACGCGCAGGTCGAGCTCGCCGAGCGACGACAGCAGCCGCGTCTCGTCGGCCACGTCGCACAGCGTGAAGACCCACCGATCCCGATTCGGCACCTTGTGCGCGCATTCGATATCGACGCCGTAGACGGTGGCGTTCGGAAAGTAGTCGAGCCACATCTTGATCGACGCGCCGCGGCGGACGCCGATCTCGAGCAGGTTGAAGCGCTCGTCCCGGAACGGCGCGAAGTACCGCTCGTACACGGGACAGTACCCGTGCGTCGCCTTGTCGGTCGCGTAATGCTCGGCGAGCTCGTGTAGCGTTGGCGGGATCGTCATGGCTGCTCTTCTCCCCATTCTCCGGACGCGATCAGCTCCTTGCGCCGGGCGTCGGCGCTTGCTATGGCGTCCTTGTGGTCCCGAGCTGAGCAGCAGCCGATCAGCCACCAAACCTTGTCGGTCGGGTTCTTCCCGTGCGGCGCTGGGACGAGCTTCCAGTCGGCCAGCGGCTTGTCGTCGGCAACCGCGCAGGCTTGCTCAACCTTCCCGTCCCGCCACAGGATGACGACATACTTCGGGTCCGGCAGGTCTTCCCACGGCGTGTTTGCGGCAAGCATCTGCGCGCGCTTCTCGTTCGCGATCTTCACGGCGTGCTTCGCGTCGCGCGCGTAGCAGGTGCCGTACAGGATCTGCGGACGCGAAGACTCTCCGAGCAATCGATTCCTTGAAACGAGTGTCCAATTGTTGCCGTCTTGCGCGGGACTATCCCAGTACGATTGCTTGACATACTCAACGGTCCCGTCGCGTCGCATCTTGATGTACCAGACCTTCTCTCCTTCGTTCCACCCAGGCGCGTCACACTCCCACTCGGCGGGGTCGTTGCTTTCGCTGTTTATTTTGCTATACGCGACGGCGCGCGCAAGCGTCGTGAACACCCCGGTGACGCGGTAGTCCGAATACTCGCCGGCCGACGTTACCCACACCTTCATGATTCGTTCTCCTTCTCCCGTAGTAGGACTGCAATCTCCTGCGCCGATTCGCAGATCGCGTTGACGAGCGCGCGCGTCACGTCGCGGTCGTTCTGAAGCGTGAACGCCGCATGCGCCGTGTCGCTCCACACCTGAATGCACCGGAGCTTCGACGCTACGTTCGTGTCGTATCGCTGCTTGTGGCTCATGGCTGCTCCGCTTGTCTCACGGCGTCGGCTCTTCGCCGCCGCACTCCCAACGGATGTTGCGTATGGTCACGGCGAGCGGGTCAAGTGCTTTTGCCTGCTCTTCCACCCACTTGTGTTCGGCGTGTGCGTAGGCGATAGTCACCAGTCGAATCATGGCGACATGGAACCGCTTCCACTGCTCGCGCTCGAACGATAACAGCACTTGGTCGAATGGCGAGTCAGGCATTCTCAGTCTCCTTCACGGCGTCCCGGAGCTGCGCGAACGGCGCGTTGAGCTTCTCGTTCACGAGCGGTCCGAGCGTCCCTTCTGTGCTGAATGGCACGTCCGACATTATCTGTAGCACCGCCTTCGCCGCCGCCAGGAGCGCATCCCGCTGCCGCCGCATCTCGGCATAAGCAAGTAGCGATTGGCCGCACACCTCACACCGTGTCATCGCTCTTCTCCTTCCGTCTCCCGTCCCGTTCGCTTTCACGGTCTGCGTTGTGCGCCGCGACGCAGATCGACATGATCGCGATCCCGATTGCAGTCCCGATACATACGCCGAGTAGCAGTTCAGCCATTACTCTTCCTCCGCCATATCCCAAAACGTGATGCCCGACATAAGCCGGTAGTCACCAGTCGAGCTAAACCGCCGAACAGCCGGACGATCCGGTGGAATCGTTCCGCTCGGAGTCGGCACAAACAGTGGCATTGCCGGTACCAGGGGAATCTCAATCAACACCGGCGGATGGTCGGCCTCCCATTCCATCACGCGGGTACAGCCGCACCGGGTACGGAGAACCAAGTATAGCTTCGTCACGTCTTCTCCCTCCACGCCTTCCGGCAGTCCTTCTCCGTGATCCCGAGCCGGTCGAAGAACTCACGGAGCGTAAACGACTCGCCTTGAATCCCGACACACGAATCGTACCACCCGCCGATGTCGATTCGCTGCGCGCTCGGCGTCCATGTGATGCTGATGCCGTCAGATGAAGACATTCCGTCGTTGTAGTTGTCCAGATAGACCGTCTTAGGCATCAGAACGGTACCTCCTCGCTCGTGGTTTCCTGGAACGGCACCGGCTCCGGCTCGACGCTTGCGACGACGGCCGCGACGTCGGGCGCTATCGGCGCCTCGGCCGCCGCCTTCGCCTGCCGGGCGAGCCGCCGTGCGATACGGTACGACTCGCGCACCATGTCCCACGCGAACCACCAATCCGCCGTGCCTTTGCCTTCGTACGTGTAGTTGCGATTCGACATCGCACGGTGAATATAGTCCTCGCGAAAGAGCCGCACCTGCGCCTGTAGGCCGTGGTCGCGGCACGGGTACACCTGTCCGTTCGCGCATACACAGGGGATCGTGAAGTGGTACAGGACGCCGTTCTCGGGATCGATGCAGATGTCGATGCTGCCGTCGAACTCGCGGGGGCGACCCGTGAACCACATCATGCCGCTTGAGTCGCACAAATCACACGGCACCTTCGGCCCGGTGTCGAGCTTCTGTTGGACGAAACGGGGCTTGAGCTTCCGCCATGCGCGCTCGAACGCGGCGAGGCGTGGTATGAAGCTCTTGGCTCCCAACGACTCTGTGACGGTCGCGAAGAGTAGCTCAAAGGCATCGGACGGTATCTGGTCGATCATGCGATACCAGATCCTTTGCTGCTCTTCGTCTTCAGCCGAGAACCAGGGTCCGTATCTCGCCTCGTATGCTGCCACAAACCTTCTCCGCTTTTCCGGAATCGTCAAGTCTGCGCTCAAGAATCACTCCTCCACCACGATACGAATCGCTACGGCTTCACCTTGGCAAGTCTTCGCTCGGTCTCTTTCGACAGCTTCAACGCCATCGCGGCCGCCTTCTTGTGGACGAGCCGCACGAAATCGCCAATCGCACCGGCAGCATAAACTTGGACTTCCTTTGGCGCGAGCTCGATTGCCATTGAATGGGAGATAATACTGCGCCAGCTCTGAAGGCTCACGAGCCATGGGCCAAACGAGTCTGTGTATGTGAGGCACCATTTTAGGCCAGAGGAGTCTTTGTAGAAGCGTTTTCCTATCACGCTGACTCGCACGTCACAAGTCTTGAGCTGCCCGGCCACCTGATTGAACTCAAGACAGGCCAGCTTCGCGGCTTCGTTAATCGTGTTGGCGCTGCGCTCGATCTGCTCCGCCATCTTCTTGCGCTCTTCTGCTTCCATGTCAGTCTCCTTTCGTTCTGGGCCTTTTATGGACGTGCCCAGGTCCGGTCCCTGAGTCTGTGCCTACGCTGCAGCTTCCGGGAGCTCCTTCTTCTCGTTGAACTCCAGCTTCTTCATGGTGTGATTCTTCCGATAGGCGTTCCACGCCTTGATGCAAAGGCCATACGTCTTGCCAGGCTTCACCTTGTTCCCGTTGGTGTAAGGCGGAACCCGATTGAGCATGGCGAGAAGCTCAAGGGACAGAAGATGCGCGGGTTCCTGGGGATCGTCGTGCCGATCATGCACAACGTCATCCCAGAACTTGCTTGCCTGGTCGGGATTTCGCGACCAAGTAATCCACATTGCCGCCGCGACGGACTTCTGCTTCCCCTCCTTGAACTTGCTCCAGTCCAGGGAGTGGAACCAGCGAACGAATAGCGGCGTGTCTTCCCGGTGAAGGTTCTGTCCCACATCGTCGCCCTGCGGAATGCCACCGACTCCCTCATAGGTGGACATCTGCCAAGCGAATCCGTCCAACGCACGAAGGGTGATTGCCGCATCGAACTCGTCGGTAGGCATGTAGACGCCCTGATAGGCGCCACAGATGTCCGTCCGGCTGCGAGACGACTGCCGAGCGTCGAACTGCCGGAACAGTTCGCACATGCCCGCGCTGCTATCCACCTCGAACGTGTCGTAGTGGCAATACAGCCCTTCGGGGAAGTCGCCGTCAGACTCAGAGAGAACGAACGACGAGTGCTGGCCGTTCATGCGACACGGCTTCCCGTTTACGATTGCGACCGCCCACTGGGGGGGGAGGAAAAGGCCCTGCTCGATCTTCCCCTTGAGAAACCGCACACGAAGCGGCTTAAGCTCCCTCTCCGTCGGCGACGGTGCAAGCTGCTGATGCTTCTGCACCAGCTCCCGCGTAAGCGGGAGAACCTCGGACTTAACGAGTCGGAAACTAGGCATTTGAGCCTCCTTCTAAAATAGGGGTTTTCGCTTCGTCCAGAGAGAGTCCATTTCTCTCTCTGCAGTGGAAGCGTTGCTCTTTGCCGGAAAGAAAACTCTTGAATCGTTCGATGTTTTCTGCGATCGTCCGAAACAGCAGGAGCGCATACGCCGGAGAAAACATTGCCGAATGCCGGTGGCTGTATGTGATGCCTTCCTTAAGTAAGGTGTCGCACGTGTCAAGCAGCTTTGCCACCTCGTCGCCTGGAACCTGCTCCCGTCTGAATCCCCGCTTGATCGGTCGAAGTCGGTATCTGGTCGTTGTCGGTCCGCCATCCCCGTTTGTCTCTACGCGAGCCATGCCGATTGTTCCATCTTTCATTCGAGACAGCGACGATTTCAGCGTACCGATCGGCACGTCAATAGCCTCGGCCATCGCGGAGAGGTGCCGCCACTTCCAATCGCCGAACTTGTCCACGATCGTCTTGCATACGTCGGGTGCGTGGTGCTTCTTCACGACGATCTCTTCAGACAGGCTCTCGGCCACCGCCTTGAACCTTGGCCCTTCCCCCAGGCCGGAGTCCGTTTTCTCCCAGTACGCGCGAAAACGCCGCTCTGAGAGGTTTTTCGGGATCGCTTGAGTACCATGGTACTCAAGCCATTGCAGAAACCGTCCGAACCGGAGCAGGAAGTCCACCGTCTTCTGCGAGCACCGTTCCGCCTTGGCGATCTCGCGCTGCGTCCAGCCGGAGTCAAGGTACAGATCGGCAAGGCGCTGCTCGCGTACGGCACCAGCGAACGCCTTGCTGTCCCGGTATTCCGCTTCGATCTCTTTGCGCTTGGCTTTGAACTCTTCCATGGTCATGGCTTTACCTTCTGCTGTATCGAGACGCTTGACCGCCGCACCCACGCGGATAGGTCATCGATGAGCACGTAGATCCTTCTGCCGATCCGAACGGTTGGAAGTGCGTTCCTTCGCTTGCGGCTCCACCGCCATGCCGTTGACGGGTTGACGTGTATGGCTTCGGCGAAGTCGTCAAGGGTCGTGACGGTGACGTCTCCGAGTTGAATGCTCTTCATGTGGCGCTCCTACCGTGGCCGCCGCTCGTTCGACCGGACCCACGACGTCAGCCTTTCGCGGTCGAACCGGATCGTCTTGCCGATTGCGATTGCAGGAAGTGGGTTCCACTTTCGTTTCCGCCACCGCCACAAGGTTGGTTGTGAGACGTTGAGCAGCTTCGCGGTTTCGTCCAGGGTGAGAAATGGTTTGTCTTCCATGTCACATCGCCTCCTCCGCCTGCTTCCGCGTATCCGCCGCATCGGTCGGCATGTCGAAGTTCGGGACCGCCTTCTGTGGTGCCGACCGTCGGCCGCGATACTCGCCGCCGTTATTCTGACAGCGTTCGAGCCACCGATTCAAAAACCTGCTGCGGCCGCGGGACGTTTTCCGTCTATCGACGTTTGCAACTTCCCATGCGTGTGCCGCCGCGATCTCGCGCTTGACGTCCACCGCGGGATACGCAGCCTTCCACGCCGGCAGCAAATCCGGCAGGTGCCGACGGAGCGACGGGTCGTCCTGATACAGCTCAAGGCCGACGACTTCCGGCACCGGCGGCGGGAGATCCTTGCTCGGTGCGAGCTCGCGTGCGGTCTTCGGCTTCCGCAGCGAGACTTCCGCGTCCGGCTCCGTCTCTTCGTCCTGCTCTTCGTCCCCGTCGGTCGCGAGCGCGACGGTCTCGGCCATGACCGTCTCTGGACGTACCGGCGCCTCGACGACGATCTCCTTGTGCTTCCACTCCCTTCCACCGATCACCTTCGTCTCGATCGGGACGTCGAGCGGAGTATCGACGGCGATCGGCTCCCTGCGTGTCGGGTCCGAGAGCGGACCGAGCAGGCTGTCGGCGTCCGCCCTCGCCTTCCGCGGCCGGCCGCGCGCCTTCTTCGGCTTCTCGGCCAGTTCCGCAGCGGCCCTGCCCACGATTGCCGTAGACGCTTCCCGCGCTATAAACAGCGCGAAGAGCGATGGGTTTAGCGTCCTCAATGATTCCATAGCCATCTCCATGTAGGTCTCAAGGTCAGGTCCGGTCTCCATGTCAGTCTCCTTTCTTTTCCGTTTCGCAAGCCTTCGTCCACGCCTCGACATTCGGCGCATACGACTTGTCGCGCTCGCACCAGGTCTTGAGCAGCGACCACGAGATGATCTTGAGTCCGCCCTCGATCGCCACGGCGATCTGCTTCAGGATGGCCCTTGCTTCGCCCTCTCCACCAACATGCCCGAGACCAGATTCTACCTCTCTGTCGCGATATAACGCCTTTATCTCGTACCCATTGCGGACTGCCGACGGATAGACGCAGTACGCGCCAGCGAGGCTAATGAGCGCTCCGTCTTCCGCTTCGATCCACAGGTCAGGCATTGGTCGTCTCCTTCTCGTCCCATGGCGGCATGGTCGTCCACTTCGCCACCATCGCGTGGTGTCCGGCTCGCGCCTTGATCTCGGTATCGTAACGCTCGGCGGCAAGCTCAAGAAAACTCGTGACCTCTTTGCCGTCTGCAGGAAACACCATTGTTTCGTACGGCCTTGGTGCGCCCCAAACCGCAACGCGGAGCGACACCGTCGAGACGCAGTACCCGTTCGGCAGGAAGGTCTTCAGGTCAAGGTCAGGCATGTCTACGCTCCTTCTTCGCGCTCGGTGTGAAGTTGAGCCAGGCGAACTCACCATACAATTCCTTCGCTGCCCGATCGTATGCTCTCGCCGCATCATCTTCGCTCTTGAAACACCCCAAGTAGATTTTCCTTCCGTCGGGTCTGTGGCCCAGGCACCGTATGTGCGCGTACCACATTCGGTCTCGCGCGTTCCAGCTTAAGCCGTGGTATTTCGACACTGTGCCTTTCTTCTCTTTCTTGTTGTGCGAGTTCTGGTAGTGTTCGCAAAAGCGAAGATTCGATTTTCTGTTGTCGGTGCCGACGTGGTTCTTGTGGTCTATCTCTTGTCCCTTCTCTGCGTTCATAACCACCCGATGCATAACAATCGTTCTTCTCGGTCCATCTCGACGAGAGCTCCGGCGGGATGCATAGACGGTCCCACTAGCGGTAACGTGGGCGGTCCACACGTGCTTTGATATGCGCTCGTAGTCTTCGTCATCGACCAAAGCAAACATTCCGCGAGACAATCGTATCTGTCGCATTCTACTCCTTCGGAAGCGCAGAGATCTTCGTGATCCTTGCTCCGCCCTTCGTGCGTTTCTTTTCGACGAGCCAATGGCCGACTGCGATGCGATCGTTGTCCGGATACCGTTCCCAGGCCCACGACTTCACCCATTCATCCATATCCTTGAACGTTTGCGACGCATCTTCTGCCGCCGCTCTCGCATCGAACTTCTTCGCCGCCTCCTCGTCCGGCACGAACGCGATCGCCTTCTTACCGGCCGGCATATCGGGAAGGCACAGGTGTGCGAAGGGACACTCGCCGCAGGTGTCTTCGCCGTACGGGATACGGTCCGGCAGCGTCCCGGCGGCGACGTGCGCGTTGATGCGCTCGCAGCGCTGGATCAGGCTCTCGGCGTAGCCGTAGTCGAGCGGGACGTTGATCTGGAGCAGGGCCCCCGTGCTCTTGTTCTTCATGAGCAGGATCGCCACGTCCGAGTTCTTGCAGAGCATGTAGACCTGTAGCTGCGCCAGGTAGCGCCGGAGCCACGGCTTGCCCTGGAACGCGCGCTCGACTTCGTGCCAGGCGTAGACGCCGCGCCCACGATACGCGATCGAGCGCCAGATGTGATCCGAGCTGCTCTTGATCTCGATCGGGACCGCCTTGCCGTCTACGACGATCACGCCATCGACGTGTCCCGTGAGCTGATACTCCGGCCACGAGAGCGCCGTCTGCTGCTCCAGGATCTCGATCCCGGCCGCGCGTAGGTCACGCAGGACGGCTTCTTCGTGGACGCGGCCCTCGCGAAAGATCAGCTCCAGGTCCACCTCGTGCGGGGTCTTCTGGTCCCAGCTCGTGCGTTCGTAGACGAGCTGCCGTTCGCAATCGCCGCCGATCGACGACGCTCGATTCGAGTGGCACGGCCAGACCTTGATCTGTGCCGTGGCGTGGTCGTAGTATTTCTTGACCAGGCTCGGCATGGTCTCGGGCTCGCACGGCATGACGACGCCGGTCGGGGTCTCGTGTTGCTTCCCCATGGCTTACGCTCCTTCCTGCGTGAGCGCGCCTTCGGGCGGCTCGGCCTTGAACTTTCGCCACTCTTCGCGAACGCGGTGGACGGCGACCTCGGCGCGCTTGTCCGTCAGGTCTGCGATACTCTTGACGCCCGCGACCGTGGTGCCGTCTTTCCCCTCGAACTCCGTCAGCCGTTCCAGGATTCCGCCCGCGACGCCCTTATCGCCGTCGGCCATCTCAAGGAGCATGTCGGCGATCTCCTTCTTGGTCGCGTTCATGGTCCCCTTCCCGGTCGCCGCCTGCGCCTGCCGCTCCTCGCTGCCACGGTACGTGATCCCCGGGATACGGCCGGGGTCCTTGCCGGCGGCCTTGAGCGCGCCGATCACTTCGTCCTTCGAGAACGTGAGCGCGAGCAACTTGCGCGTGGCGCGTCCGCGAGCGCGCGATATCGCCGTGTTGCGGACGTGCGATCTCCGGATCTCCGAGAGCGGCAACCGGCGCGGACGTTTCTTGCCGTCCGGTCCCGTCTCGGTGCCGTTGAAGAACCCGTCGCTCGTCGCCGCCGAACTCGAGTCCGTCAGGTAGCGTCCCTGAAATTTCGCGGTCGTCGTCGCGAAGAACTCGATCACGGGGCCGCGCTCATCGTTATAGTGGACGGCATCGACCTTCGTGTCGTCGAAGACGACGCCGAAGAACTGCGCGAACTTCAAGGCGCCCGTCTCGGCGAGGTACGGCTTGTCGCCCGTCATCACCCAGTCGCTGGGGTCCGTCTCCTGGATCGCGAGCGCGCGTAGACCTCGGTGGATCTGGATCATGTCCTTGGCGCGTGCCAGCGTATGCTCGCCCCACGCCTCGGTCGGCAGGAGCGGGGAGGTCGTGGCCGATCGCGCGGCGGCGAGCTCGGCCTGGTCGTTCACACGGATCGGCGCGAGCGATGTCGGCGCCACTTCCGGCGCGTATTCCTCCTCGTACGGGTCGTGTCCG